ATGCATTCAGAAAATCGAAAAGGTAAGCGTGTGAAGGCCGGAAGGGCCTCGGTAAAGACAACGCGAAAAGGTGCATACGATCTCGAATACATATTCGATAGACTGTGCGATGCCAAGCGCGCTGAGAATGTCGTTCAGGAAACGATCGATAAGTACCTGCGTGCTTGTCGGTATCTAACGAAGTACGCGGAGGAGATCGGAGTGTCCGCAGACATACGCCATATTGACGTTGACTTTGCGCGCGGGTTCGTATCGTGGCTGATCAACGATAAAATAAAGTTCGACGGCCATAATTTCAAATTGGACGAACATAAGACGCAGGGGTTATCTCCGCGGTCAGTTAACGATTATATTAAGACCATACGGACTTTCTTTCGTTTCGCGATTAAAGAGGCGTATGCGGACGATAATCCGTTCGAAGAGGTTACGTTAATCACGAACCCGGAGAGTCCGATAAATATCCTTTCACCTGACGAAATGCGGGCGATTCTTAATGCGATGGATCAGCGATCTTTCGTTGAATTTAGAGATTATGTTGCGCTGACTTGCCTCATCGACTCTATGATGCGGGTAGGCGAAGTGTTGTCGATTAAAGAGTCGAGTATTGATTTCGGCTCCAAAACGTTGATACTCGAAGGGAAAGACGTAAAGAATCGAAGGGGAAGATTCGTACCATTAGAGGATAAAACACTTCGACTGCTGCGCGAACTTATAAGAGAAAACGAAGAATTCGATAGTGAATATGTTTTTCTAGCAAACTACGGCGAGAAGATGACGACCAATAACTTTAGGCAGCGTCTGAATAACTACGCAGATAGGGCCGGCATCAAAAAGCGCGTTCATCCCCATTTAATACGACATACGGGCGCGACGATGTTTTTAGAAGACGGTGGAGACATTCGGCATTTACAGATGATACTCGGACATAGCGATCTCCGCATGGTAATGCGCTATACACACCTATCCAAAAAGGCGCTGACAGAGGAGCACAGTAAGCATTCGCCGTTACTTCAGATACAGGAAAATAAAAATAAGAAACGAAAAACTCGGAGACGATGACTCGGCCACAAGGCCGGGTTATTTTTTTTTGCCTATTTTTGCGCGGTATTAATTTGGCGTGCATATTATCGGTTGTAAAAAAATTTAGCAGAAAGTGTCCGTTCTGGAGATTGTATATGCAGTTACAAATGAGAGGTGAACAATAAGGTGGATATTACACAAAAGCAAGAAAACGCATTACTTTTACTAGACAATTTAATAGATGATGGCATAGATGTAACTAATCTAGGAAAGGAGTTAATAAACTCAACTAAGTACAATTACGGCACTGTTAGGAAGCGGTTAGAGAGGGCTTTTGGCAGCGTAAAAGAATCTCTAATTGCATACGGGCTTTACGAGCAAGTCGCAGAACCTTCTCGTTTGGAAATTGAAAGATGTTTCTTCATCGACGGCAATTATAAAGTCTCCGAGAACAAATTTATCTCCGGAGAAGTAAAAGAGTTGTACAACATTTCGGATACAAAGTTTCGCGAATACAGAAAAGAAGTCCTTGAAGATATCGAAAAAGAAGCGCTGGATGCTTACGTTAGAGATAAGTTTCCGTATGGTTTGAAACGCGAGTATATTTACGCAAATAAGCTTTGGCACGTCGAAACTTATTTGCGTAAATTTTACGATCATAGCGCAAAGAAAATGTGCAGAGAATGGGGATTGCCCTACGAACTGGTTAACGAATCCTATGCAGCTTTCTATATAACGAAGGGGCGCGAATTTGAGTTGCTTGTTGGTGAAGTTCTTAATGCGTTGCATCCCGGATCGGTCGAGAAACAAAAACGAATCGATGACTGCATCCCGGATTTCGTTATTAACGGAACTGAGTGGGTCGACGCTAAGCTAAGTGAGAATACTGCATTTAATCGTGCTTGCAAAACGTTCGATAAGTATCTTCGGCATACGGACCATCTTACGATTATTTTTGCTAAAGAGTCCGAAGGTAGTTTCGAACACCCTAACGTTACCCTCACGCATATTAGCGAGTTTGTTCCATCGCTTTTGAAAAGCGGAAACACTGAGTTGGCTTTCCGAGTAAACTCATTTCTATCGGAACTAAAATCCGAGGAAATAAAAATGAAGAGAGGAGTCGATGTGGCATGACCGACGAACACCAGCGGCTCGTATCCGTCGAATCTCAATCGGAATACAACATAACGTCCGGCAAGGCCGAAACGCGGATCTTCGTTAAGATGTACGTCGACGCCGTCAAGAAAGGTCTTATCGCGGACATCGGGGCGGAGCGTTGGCAGACTCTTTGCGTACTGTCTTCGTTTATGAACGCTAATGGCGAATGTTACCCGACGCAGGATCAGATAGCCGGCGCGCTAAATCTCAGCCGAGCTGCGGCGAACAGGCGAATCAAAGCGCTGTGCGAGTATCGATGGCAGGGGCGGCCGTTAGTCGTTAAGCAGAAGGCGCGGGACCCGAAGACACAGCGATGGGATAACGCGAGATATACGATCATGCCGATCAGTCAGCTCGCAATATTCGATGGAGATACGGAGGAGCTTACGTAGCCATGTGACGCCGAGCCATACACGGCGGACCCATACACGGCTCGACTTTACACTAACTAGAACCATCTTTTAACTAGAGCCATTAATAACTAGATAAATAATAGCGCTCAATTAAAACCTTTTCGCGCAGATACTTATTAAATAATAATTCTATCGCGATTAGGAACATCCGCAAGAGTGAGCGTAAGCGAACGATTGCTAGGTCTTATTAATAAACGGAAGGATGTGCGATATGTTTACGAAATATGAACTCGCTACAATTTTCGAAGCCTTAATCGATATCAAGCCGGAAACTCGCGCTTTGGTCAAAGAAGAATTGTCGGTTTCCGTTCCGGAACTACTCGCTAAAGTTTGGCGGCTAATTAACGAAGGAGGCGACGCCAACCATGGCGATTGAAATCCCGATCTCACCCGATTACAAACTAACGTCCGATACGCTTAACATCATCGTAAATGAACGCTATTTCACCGACCCGACGAAGTCGCCGAATTGGCCGAAGAAGCTTGCGGAGAACCCGAACGCCGACCCGACGCCGAAGGAAAAGTGGCGCGAAGTAGCGTATCACTCAACGGTCGAACGCGCCGTACTCGACGTAATGAATCGGCGGCTGCGTGACTCGGATGCGACATCGCTTTCGGAATTAGCACGATTAATACGGGAGTTTCGCGAGGGAATAGCGGCGTTACTGACGGTCGAGGGCGATTGGTAGGGTAAGCGGTAAAACGCGAAAATACACGGAATGGAGGCGCTAAAGTGACCGAAGAAGTTAAACGATTGCGCTGTGCTGTGGCGGATATGATTGGCGAGAATGAGCGGTTGAAGGCGAAGAACGCGCGTCTTGAACTGCGAAATAATGAACTCCGGCGCTGTGTTCCTGCGCTTAGTACAATCGCGACCGTATCGAGTATTTCTACGGGAGATATCGTTCTTAGGGAAATCAATAGAATCGCAAAGGAGGCGCTAAGATGAAACCGACAATCACGAAGGAGCAGGCGGAGGCTATCGAATTTTTACGAAGCCTCGACGCAGTATCAGATGAGTGGTTTTTGTTCGAATATGCCGATGTATATTTCGGTGGGGAACCGGACTCTCCGGAATTTGGTCCGATCGCAGACATGAATATTATGACGCTTGCAGCCGCATTGATCAACGGATACGCAGTCGAAGCGACGCCGGAAGACCGGGTGCGCGAGTATTTCGCCGAACTTCAGGAAAAGCAACGGGACGCACAATCCCGAGGCGTTACGTTCAGCCTTGAATGCGAAAGGGAAGGCGTTATCAATACGCTCAATTTACTCGGAATCAAAATCGAAGGAGTGAACGCGCGATGACGACGTATGAAACGAAGCCGGTCGCCAAGTGGAATACGCGCGATTTCCAAGCGTATTTGAAAGCGGAGCACGAAAGGCTCTACGACGTCCCTTACGCACCTTTTCGCGGCTACCAAGCCGAAGCTGGCATGCTCGGACGTTGGGTCGGTACGAAACAAAAGCCGGGCGCATATGGGCCGGAGATAACGAAGCGATTCATCGATCTGTGCTTCGCGGAATATAAACCGTCGCTTGAATATCCGGGCTTGAGCTTCGGATTTATGCAGACGTACATGGGACGAAATTTACAGCGGGCGGTGAGCGGTCTGGCAGCCGAACAGCAAAGAGCCGATCGCAATGAAGGCGTAGATAATACATGGTTTTAAACGAGGAGGGATTGCGGAATGGTATGTCGATTATGTAGAGAACGCGGCAAGACTTGGCACGGATCTGATCCGGTTTGCGCTTTCGAAAATGGCGTGTTTTCGCCGGATAACTGGGCGTGTGCAACGATGGGTAAACTGCGCAGGTTATCGGAGGAACTAGGACATTCCGATCGAGACGATGATTCTTGCGGATCAATAGGATACGTACCTTTAAACGATAATTATGCGCCTGATACTTACGAAGGGTTTGGCGGCTATGTCGTAATGATGTGGTATAAAGAGCGCGGAAGGGTCGGTAACGCAGTATTTATGACGGATGAGAGAACGGAACCCTTGACGATTGAGCACGCAGAGATCGCGATCAAAACAGCGGAAAAGTGGTTGCGGGTAAGTGAATAACGAAGTTAAAAACGAGGAGGCTGACGGAATGGAAAGCGTAAATAAAACGGCTATTGATAGTGCGAGCACAGTATTCGAAAAGGTAGGCGAGGATTATATCGGAAGCAAGTCGAGGTTCGGCGATATTCTAATCGGGGCACCATATTCAGAAGCATTCGTAAAAGCCTACGCAAACGAACGAAAAGATGTCCTCGTTATTCGGCAGACAATTGAATATACTGCGTTTCTCCACAACGAGGAAATGAAGAAAGTCGCTAAGAGCGGACAGGAGGCGATTAAAGATCGAGCACAAGCCCGCCGTGATGAAATCGTTGAGCAGTCGAAGGCGGACGTTGAGAAGCTGTCTAATTACGGTGATGGCGTACGATATGTAACGGGTACGGGGAGTGTCGCAACCTGTAAAGTGGAGTTCGTAGTGAATAGCGATAAACGAGCAGTTGTTGCGCTATTAAAAGGCCTCCGCACCGGGAAGGTTTACGCAAAAGGAATCGCCAAAGCCGCCCCTGACGACTGCTTCAACGTCCATATCGGTAAAGCAATCGCGCTAAGACGTGCGTTAGGCTTGGCGGTGCCAGACGAATACTTAAACGCTCCGCAGCCGACTGAGGTTCGTGTGGGCGATGTTATATCGGATGATAGCGGGGTTAACAAAGCACTAGTTATTGAAGACGACAGTTGGCCGCCTTTTTCCAGTGGTTCAGTAATTTACTTGAAAGATGCGCGTAAATACGGATATAGAATCATTGACGACTCACGCGAAGAGGTGGGCGAATGACTTTAAAATATACGATGAGTGAGGCGGAGATCGTTGAAGCGATGGTCCAGTGGCTTAAGCAACGAGGCTACGTGGCGGCCAAAGGAAGGTTTGTACTCAATCAATGGAATCGGGAAGTAAAAGCGGAGTTTACTCTGCGCAAGCACTAACGAAAGGAGGTCCGCGAATATGACTAACGAAAACAATTGCGTACTCGCTGACGGATGCAAATCGGCCGGGACCGACGCATGTACACGGCACTGTACGCATTTTATCGCGATGCACGGCGCATCAGGCGAAGGTGGACGATCAGGGGCGGCAGGGCTTCCACGTGAGTACCGGCTCGTGACGCTACAGAATTCGCCGGCGCGTGGTGATCAAGCGGAGGCTTATAAAGCGGCTTATGCTTACGCGTCTACATTTAATCGTCAATTTGATCAGCAATCCGGTTCGGTAGCGGCAGCGGATCGCATCAAGTCGCTGTACCTCGTAAGCGAATCGCCCGGCACCGGAAAGACGACGACGGCCGCCGCACTTCTTAACGAATGGTTGCGCGTCCATTATAGCGGCTCCCTGCGGCGCGGCCTCGAACCGTTACAACGGCCGGCGTATTTCCTCGACGTGAACGCATGGCAGAACGACTATAACGAATTCAACCGCCCGCGTGTTCCGGATTCAGTCGCAGAGCCGGCGGCGGCCCGTTACTATCGCGCATTAGAAGCGGCTAAAGCGGCGCCATTTGCGGTGCTGGACGATATAGGAGTACGCGATGCAACGGACGGCTTCCGCGGCGATTTACACACCGTTATTAACGCAAGAGTAACGAATCAACTACCGACAATCTACACGAGCAACATTGCGCTCGATCAGCTTTGGCAAGTATTCGGTGAGCGACGTCTGGCCGATCGGGTTGGCGACTTATGCCGCGAGATTGAATTCGTCGGCGAATCGAAAAGGGGGATGCGTAGATGAAAACGGAATTCACCTTCGGAGATATCGTCTCGGTTGCCGGGTACGAAAATCGGATATTCTACGTAGATGCTTGGCGCGAAGTAAAGGAAACCGATGAGTGGGGCGTAAGTGAATACGTCGAGTTCGAACTGACCGACGCCATTAACGGTGAATTCCTCGACGCGCGCAAAACGGATATGCGGCTGGTCTGCCGGAAACAGTTCGCGGAAGATTACCTTCTAGAGTACGACGAGACGAATTATCCGGAGCCGTCGGGCGCGGCGTTTCACTTTACGGATGATTATTCTTTCGGAATAGGTTACGCGAAAAAGGAGGCGGTTGGGATGGCGAAAGGGCCGAAGGAAACGCCGAAGAGGGAACAGGCGGCCATTGCGAAACGGAAGACTGACGAGCTACTGGACGAATATAACGATTACACGCGCCTGTACGAGACGTTCGGGGATGCGGAATATAAAACGAAGGCTGACGCTGTGATGGCGAAATTGAGACGGGAGGCGGGCGAATGAAGCGCAGAATTAGATACGTTTATACGGACGCTGAATGGATTAGAAAGACACGCATTACAACCGCAATTAATTACGCTTTAATGCCGATCCATTTACCGTTGTACGCAATATATTTAATCGGATTAGGGGCGGATTTTTTAACGGAAGCTATTGGGGGCCTTGTAGACAAAGCGGTCGAATCGATTGTCTTTCGTAAAAATCGAAGGGAGGAGCGCGCATGAACTATGGAACTTTGCTAATATCGAAAGCCATCGAAGCGAACGATCCGAACGCCCTGCTGCGATTCAATGTTTCGGAAGCCGACTTCCAAACGCAGGGCGAACGCAAGGCCTTCCGGTACGTCATGGATTACGCGGAGAAATACCGAGGCCAAGCGCCGACGGCCGAGATGGTTGCGAATGAGGTGCCGGACTTCCAACCGGATTTTAATATCGAAGCCAGTTACGATTACCTTGCGAAAAATCTCAAGGACCGGGCGGCCGAGCGCGAATTTATCGAGCTGATGAACGGCCGTATTGATCCGGAAACCAATCGCCAAGTTCAGGAGCCGCAGCTCGAAAAACGATTTATTGAAGCGCAAAAAAGCGGTGATATGGGAAAATTCTTCGAGTGGTTGACGGGGCAGGCCGAAAGTCTTAAAATGAGAACAAACGTTCGAAATTCGGTTGGTACGGATATCAAACGAGACATCGACAAATTTAAAACGGAATATGAAAACCGTAAGGCCGGCGAATCCTTCCGGATCTGGCGCAGCAAATTCGACTTTGTCAATAAGGCGATGGGCGGCTACGTTTCGTCGAACGTGTACGTGATCTACGGAAAGTCGGGCCGGGGTAAATCGGCCATAGCGTTAGAGGAAGTCATTAACTGCGCGATGCAGGGGGCGAACGTTCTAATATGGTCGATGGAAATGGGCTGGTACGAAGTGCTTGTGCGCTTATACGTATCAATTTCAGGAGAATTCGGCATCGACAATAATCCGTTAGAAGGCGTCAATATGGAACGTGATATCGGTTACTTAGGACCGGGCGGATTCAATTCTCGCGATGTCCGGCAGGGCAAACTATCCGACGAGTTTGAGGCGGGTTTTATGGAATTCCTCGATCGGCTCAACGAAATCCTTCCGGGTAATATTACGGTGCGAGCCGTCGACGATGAAGATTTCGTCTCTCGTACATTGCGCGATCTAAAATCGGACATTATCGAAACGAAGGCCGACGTCGTGCTCGTAGATCCGTTTTATTACCTCGATTACGAAGCCAACACGTCAAAGACTGCGGGTGGGGATGCGGCTAATACTTCGCAAAAATTGCGACGTCTTGCCGGGCATACGAAAGCGACTATCTTTGCGCTCACACAGGCGGATGAGGATGACGAAAAGGCGGGCGACGACGGAGAGCGAGAACTGAGTTTACCGCAACGTAAAGGCGTCAAGAAAACGAAAGCCCTGCTCGAAGATGCTGCGTTATTGATTGCGGTTGACACGAACGCGAAAGAAGGACGCGGCTTAATCGGATTGAATAAAGGGCGCGATGGCGGCGAAGGGGAAGTCGCAGAAATTATCTATCTGCCGCAAATCGGCGTGGTGAAACAGCCGGAAACAGGCGCCGGGGCTGCGGACGTGTTCGAGTTTTAGAGCGATTGGAATTTACCGGATGATATTGTCAACAATTACATCTAAATTTTTGAATATTTTCGACAAATTGCGACTGTAATTCTCGTAACAATGTCGTAATATAATTTACAAGTCTCGAAAGGAAGTGTCTCGAATTGCCGATATTAACTTTGAATGGACGTTTTGTAGACGTTGACATTCGGTATGAACTCGAACAATTCGATTGGACCCGGCCGACGTGGGGCGATGAACGTCTGTTGGCCGCCAGTCCATTCAGATACGATCGGACGCCGAGCTTTTACGTTTACCTCGAAGACACAGCGTCGGCAAAGGCCGGCTATTGGGGCGACTCGGGCGCCTATGACGAAGAGTTTGCGCGGGGCGGGTTCGTTAAACTGCTCGCTTTCCTGCGTGGCGAAACCGAAGACGACGCAATCGAGTACTTATTGGAAACGTATGCACCGGCGGCTGAAGGCGGGCGTATGGCGCTGCGGCTTCCGAAATTAAAGGCCGTCACGAAGCCGGAGCCTTTAGCGGAATCGGTCCTCGCGGACACAATGTCGGGGCCTAACGCTTACCTGACGGGCCGGGGCATTGCAGGCGCGGTACAAGAAGAGGCCAGCGTATCGCTTGCCGGAAATGCAGTCGCGATTCCTTGGCGGCTTCCTAACGGGCGGCTGGCTAACGTTAAGTACAGGGCAACGAAGGGAAAGGCGTTCTGGTACGTAAAAGGCGGCATGCCTATCCGGTATTTAGTTTACGGAATGGATCTCGTATATGCGCAGCGGATTAAAAGTGCGGTGATATGCGAGGCCGAGATCGATGCCATGGCGTGGCGGTCTGCGGGCATACCGGCGATCGGAACCGGTGGCAGCACATTTAATTTACAGAAGGCGGACATAATTGCGCAGTCACCTATCGAATATTTAACGGTGGTTACAGATAACGACAAAGCTGGCGAAAAGTTACGGCGGGAGATTGAGCGTTATTTGATCGGAAAGGTGCGGCTTGCGCACGGTTATATTACGGAGGTGAAAGACGCTGATGAACTACTTATAAAGCGCGGTACAGAAGCGTTGCGAGACGTGTATGATCGTGCGGAGGTCGTAAGAAATACTTTACGTTTAGGTTCGGGAATACCCGTACTTTAGGTCGGCGGAGGTTGTATTAACCCTCCGTGTTGCTGTCGGATACCTCAATCCATTCGTACAGCTCTTCGGGCGCACAGCCGAGCATCATCGCGATATTGTAGGTTCGTTCGATGCTCGGCAGATTCCGAAGGCTGACGTAATCGGACATGTGCGTTTTTGATACTCCGACCATTGCTGCGAGTTGACTGAGACTAATTCCACGTTTCTTGCATAGTTCGGGTATCCGACATTTGCCGACCTTAAACGTAATAAACACCTCCATTCGTAAAGGTGTCCAGTATATTTTATATTATCACTTTAACAAAAACTACCGAAAATTATTATTGACATATCGATAATGCAATAATTATAATTGAGTTAGTTAAAAGTTGCTGATCGAATTTAAATAGATAATCAGGGAGGTAGGCTCACTTGGAATACATCACAAAAATGGTGCATGATTTTATTGAAGACCACGATGCCATAAAAAAGACGGATGTTATGGAGTTTGTTGGAATGAGTGAAAGTGCATATAGGGATTTTTTCAAGAAAGGTAAAATAAGTTTCAAGAAACTTATTAAATTTGCTCAACTGATTTCAAGAGAAACAGGAAAGGGAAGCCAGGAAATTTTGTCAGAATGGTGTTTGCACATCACCCGGACAGAAACAATAAAAAACTCATTTGAATACTCCGCAATTACTACAAACGCTCCCCTTTTAAAAAGATTATTACTACTTCATCAAAATACTGACGGAGTGCTTAAACAGACGGTGGAAGTGTACCGTATTGTTTATAACTATATGGTAGGAACGTTGAGTGGTTTTGAACTGAAGGATGCAATTGGAAGACTCCACAATATAACAAGTAAACCACTTTTGATCTTAATGAATATCATTCGACAGTATAACAACTATTTTGAAGGTGACATACAAAAAATAATAAATGAAGTCTCGGAAATCCAGAAGGATATAACAAACCTAGGGCCGCGAGAAACCTTTTATAAAGAATGCTTAACGTTCAGGGTCTGTGAATTATTGGCGCCTATTAGTTTGCAACTTAATGATGTAAAATCTGCTCGGGATTTTGCTGAATCCATTATTAATGCAAATATATCCGCGAAAAAGAAATCTGATGCATATTATGTTATAGGGATGTCGTACTTACCGGATGATAAAAATGTCTGTTTGTATAATCTCCGGAAAAGTTACGAGTTAATGCGTGAAGTGGGCGATTTGCAGTATATCCAAGAGGCAAAGTTTAATTTAGATTTCGCTAAAGTCTTTCATGGTGTCGAGCTTGATGAAGACTCTAACTTCAGACTGAGAGCATATCAGAAAGCGAGAAATGGGAAAATTTCTTTAGCGAAGTTACATACGATATTAGAGAGGGGCGATAAAGACAATTTTATAATATTTTTCGAAAACACAGCGGAAAAGTCAATAGATGTAATGTATAATTGCCTAGAGTCTTTTTTCTGTCAAGAAAACTTCTTTTTTGCTAGGTTAGTAGCGAAAGAGCTTGAGAAAGCAGGAGCTGACTCACGAGCGCTTAGACCATTCCTAAAATTCAAAAAATTAATTAAAGGAGAGGTTTTAATTGAAAAAGATATTATTAGCCACTTTAATCGTAGTGATGGCGGCAGCAGGATTTGCATTTAAATATGATACACAGAATCAAGCTAGCACCGAAGGAGGATATAAGGTAGCCGACATTCGGGTTGGCGCTTAGTTCTTTATTAACCCCACAACGTAATGTTGTGGGGTTTTTTAATTTTCTAAGCTTCTACGGAACACGATACTTAGGCCGTATCCGCGCTACTTATTTTTATATAAATAGGGTGTCGTTTTCAGATAATTGCAGAAAATACTTGGTATTATTTACACATAGAGAAAAAACAAACAAAAAATGCGCGGTTGTGTAAGTAGGTGCATATAGTCGTATGTAAGCAAAAGGGAGGACGGAAAATTGAGAAAAGAACAATTGAATAGCGAAGTATTAAAGTACAAAGAAAGTAGAAGTGAATCTGCTTTTAGGATGGTTTACGATTACTTCATAACAAGAAATGACCGAAAGTTCAAAACAATCGGTAAATCAATTGGTGCAGATTATTATGAGGCAAGAGCGATTTATGAAGATACCTTACTTTCTTGCATTGAGTCGTACAACGGAGAGCATGATTTTGAAAGATTATTTAATGCAAGTGTTCCGTTACAGAGACGCTATTTTTTAAGGGGGAGGGTAAACAGAAACAAAAGAGAAATCATACCAAAAGGAGACCATAAGAATGCGGCAACATTCGAGGTCCCTTGTACGATAACCCCGGAAGAACTTTTGACAACAAAAAAAGAAGTTGACCAGCGGCAACTGATCGACTTCCTATTAGGTACTACATCTGACGCAACGACAATACAAATCGCCGAAGCATATCTTTCGAGTGAAAAGCCAACTCCGACGGCAATCGGAAAAAAGTTGGGTCTACATCACTCAACAGTCATACGCAAACTCGAAAAGCTCTCACGCAATTTCGATACCAAACAGTTCGGTGATTACCGTGACTACTTGATCGCGCAATAACCACGCAGCTAGGCCCGAAGGACTTTCGCTACGTCCTCATTGTATTGCATATTGTCAACGAATTCAAGCGAACAATTATGCGAACAAGTCCTCGGCCTAGTGCGATTATCCTTAAAATAACGGAGGCTAACGTACTATGCATACATCGATTTTACCCACATTTAACGAATCTCAAACGCTTTTAGCGCTAGACGAGCGCAAACTCACCGATTTCATTTACCAAGGCGCATGGCCGCACGATGAAGATCCGGCCGACTATTTCCCGGCTACTCCGATTAAGGCGGTGCGCGTCGGATGAAAAAGTACGGAGTAACCAAGCATGCTGTTGATCGCGCAGTTGAACGACTTGGCTACGACCGCGGATCTGCTGTCGGATGTATTAATAACCTTATGCAAACGGCTCATTATATCGGAGATGCGAATGATCACAATGGGAAGACGTCACGAATCTTCGACCATATAAAGTCACGTGTCAGACTCGTAGTAATCGATAATAAAGTCGTAACCGTATATAAAATGCACGAAGGATTAGCGCCAATCGACGCTACGACATCAGGAAATCCGAATCCAATTAACGGTCTTCCAGACGAACTGAAGACGGTAATCAAACGTAAATCCGGCGCCATCATCGTCCGCCATAAACGCGAATTACGAAGCTTAACGATTCAGCTTGCGGAAAAGAACCTCGAAATTGCGCAGCTCGAATTAAATCGCGCAAAAGCTCGCGCACATAAGATTATCGCAGTAATTGACGCAAAGATCGCCGTTGCTCGTTCTGAATACGCGTCAATTAACGAGAAAGTTAACGCGATTAAATCCGAAATTGAATCGATTGAGAAAGGCGTGGCGGCGTATGTCTGATCTTTCGTGGGTGGGACCGATTGCCGCCGTCATCATCGGATTAATACTTTTCGGCATGTGGACGCAAAGTGGCGAAGACGACGCATCATAGGCGCGTCGCGTCCTCGGAGAATGTCGGGGCGGCCGTTAGGTAATCCGTGTCGCGTCGCTACTGCCAAGCGCTGGCGGCGTTTCGGGCGCAGACACCGGCATTTTGCGAGGGCGAAAAGCCTTAATAAAAACGTAGGGGGAAAACGAATGAGCAAATTTGAAAAAGGTGCAGCGGCATTAAACGCTTTAAATTCGACGAACGAGGGCGGAAGCGGTAAGGAAACCGAGTTCACAAGTTTTACATCCGGCACTTCCTTTAAAGTTCGCGTTCTTGGTACTGCGGACCTTATCCGATTTTACAACTACGGAATCTATAAAAAAGTTAACTCGTTCGTGGCTGAAAACCCGAGCACTATGAACGAAAAAGGCTTCCCGGTCGGCAATTACACGCCGTGGGATCTCGCGTGGAAGTACTATCAGGATCTGAAGAAAGAAGCCGAAAACAAAGGCGATAGCCATGCGGAAGAGAGATATAAAGAAGAGGCGAGTAAATATCGCGTAAAAGAGCGTTATGCTCTCGGATTCATCGATCTGGCGACGGGCGATCCGATCATTATCGACCTCTCGAAGAAGCAGGCGCAAACAATTTACGCGGTTATCTTGAAGTATGAAAAGAAACTCGGAAAGGTTGCGTTCGAGCTTGAAAAGACGGGGTCAGGAACGGCAACTACCGTTAGCTTAACGCCTATCATCGACATGGAAGACGATCTAACGGAGAAGGAGCGCGAGAACTTCGCTAAGTATGCGGATAAAGAATTCGATATGTCGCTGTTTGACGGCCTGCTTTTCGAAGCTGACGAAAAAACGCAGATCGAAAACCTAGTCGCGGCCGGCTTCGATATTAGCTTGATAGGTCTGTCACTCGGCGGAAATGCTGCGAACGAACCTGAGCCTTGGAAGCCGACTGACGAAGAATTACCGTTCTAATCACGTACCAACCAAACGAAAAGGAGGCGCTCATATGGCGCATAAAGCAGAAGATACCGGCAAGTATTCGGAACTGATCGCTCGTGCTGCGCTGCTGGCTAGCGGCTGGCAGGCGGTCAGTACGTCCGAAACGGAAGAGGCGTTCGATATTAGCGCAAAAGATCCGTTGAGTGGCGAGTGGAAAACGTTTCAGGTGAAGACGATTTATGATCGGAAGAAGCGCGGCAGCCTTATCGTTCAGGCGCGGAAAAGCGACCGGACACCGTATAAGCTCGATGAAGTCGATTACTTTATCGGCGTGCTTATCGGCCGTGGTCCGGTGCCTACCGTGTGGATGTTCGAGAACCGCGAGCTCACCGAGTATTGGGGGCCGCAGTCGAAGGATGGCAAACGGTGGGTTCGGATGGATTTGAATTTCCGGCGCGAAGACGTAGATATTACGAAAATTAACGAATCGGAGGCGGTATAAATGGCGAAATTAGACGGCGTTAAGACACTCGATATGGTGAACGGTGAAATTACGAAAGTTGCGTATGGCGGTGCGGAATACGAGCGCGTGGAAGGCGAGGCGAAGGTCGGCGATATCGTGTTCGTTACAGAATCGTGGGGCGACCAAAATATCGGTGAGTTTTTCGTTGTAACATACACGACAAGTGGTATTCGAGATCAGATTGTCGGTATGGACGGAAATATTTGCGAGGCATCGACGTATAGGCATAACCTGAGAATCTTCCGCAAAGTAAGCGCCGTAAACGTAGAAGCTGAGCGTCTGAGGGTCGGTGATTATGCGAAGGTGGTCGGTCAGGCTATTGTCACCGAAAAAGGAGACATCGTTAAAGTGATTCAAGATACGGGCTGTCAGGTTCCTTTTATGGTCGAAACTATGGACGGTAAAGACACGGAATGGCGTACAGAAGAATCACTCGTACGCGCCACTGACGAAGAAGTTGCCGAAGCTAAAGACGCAGCAGCACGCGCTAAATTTAAAGAAGGCGCTAAAGTGCGGTTGAAGTCGGGCGGCGGAGACTACCCTTTAGGCGGATTCACGGACGGTAATATTTACGAGGTTTCCGATAACGCCTACAACCACCGGAGAGGCACTCTCATTCGAATCGAAGGCGGCGACTGTTTTAGAGGGTCTGGATTCGCAGCGCCGGATCAGCTCGAAATTTTAACCGAAGAGAAAGCCGCCGAGATCGAGCGCCAGCAAGCCGAAGAAGCGAAGTGGGCGAAGATCGGACGTAAGGTCGGCGAGTATAAGAACGGCGATGTTGTTCGCTATGACTACGGAGATAACGAGATTTGCGAAGTCGTGGACGATACCGAAGAGGGTCGCGTAGGAGTTCAAACGAAGGAGTACGGAATTTGCAGAGAAAAACCGGCAAACCTGCGCCTTATCACGCCAGTCGAGGCGCGCTTTGACCGCTAAGCCGGCCGCCGTCTGCGCCGCATGTAACGCTAACCTTTACGAAGGGCGATCCGCAATTTACGATTCGCTCTTCGAGGTTTACGCGTGCGGGCCGTCTTGCTGGTCGGAATGGTATGCAGAAAACGAAGCGGGATATAAACGAAGATGGACGGAGGCGGTCGATTTATGAGGAGATTACCGAGAGCAATCGCATTTCTATTCGGAATTATAGCCGCATTTGTTGCGGGCGTATTCGCGCTTTATTCGGCTGTAGCTCCGTTAATTTTATTGGTAGGCGTAATAATTTTCGGATACCTGAACGTAACGAGCGATTAAGCGGCCTTTATTACGCGAGGAAGGAGGACGACGGATGGAAGGCTTACGGTTAAACTTGAACGCGCTTAAGCCGGCGGCACCGAAATCGGACGCAGTAGAGGAGACGGCCAAGCGGAAGGCGAAAGCCAAGACCGCCGAGCCGATCGAGGAAAGCTGGCGCAAGATATTCGCGATGAAGCTATCGGATGCCGATCGCAAAAGGGTAACGGAAGTCAAGGCGGCCATGGATGCGGGCAAACTAGCGCGCGATCCGGCTGACTGCGTGAACAAGGCCGGCAACCCTAAAGCGTTCAGCAAGGCGGAGGCACTCCGGCTATGGAAGACGCTTCAGGAATCCCAGCGCGAAGAAACCTTGCGGCAGATGGTCGAGAATACGCCGGATAATTACGAATTAATTACGACTGAAGAACGATTTCAGGCGCTAATCAAGGCGTTAAATAACGAAACAATAATCGCAGTTGATACCGAGACGACGGGCGTAGATGTCTATACGGACGTAATCGTGGGGCTTTCGCTGACGTTGCCAAACGCTGACTGGCACGTTTATATACCGGTGGATCACGTTGATTGCGAGCAGTTAAGTCGCGAATATGTACTCGAAGGTCTGGCGCCTGTATTTAACGATGAATCAATCGGCAAGGTTTTACACAACGCGATATTCGATATTGCGATGCTTCGGCGGCATGGGTTCGATTTGAAAGGCGTCGCTTGGGATACGATGACCGCGATGCACCTTCTGAACGAAAACGAGAGTGATCGAACATTAGGCGGAGCCGGTTCGTTTAAGCTCAAAGACTTAGCGCCTAAATACTTAAAAACACCGGCAGACACTTTCGATGCTCTGTTCGGCAGGAATGCGCAATTTAAAGAAGTTCCGTTAGACCTAGCGCTAGTTTACGCAGCGAAGGATACGGAATTAACGTGGAAGCTGTACGAATTTCAGCGTTATCACATGGCGAAAATACCGACGGTTTTGGAATATTATCAAACCGTTGAAGTTCCGTTATTGTATGTAATCGTCGATTTAGAAGCCAACGGATATATTCTTGACTTGGATTTCGCGAAAGAATACGGAGAAAAGCTGCATAAGCGTGCGGAGGAGTTGCGAAAGGAATTAGTTGTGGAGTTGACGCCATTCCATGAAGGAGACGAACCGATAAATCTAAACTCGACTCATCAGATGCGGCCCGCACTTTCAAAGGCAATCGGCAAGGAGCTCCCGAATATGGACGCTAAGAAAACGCTCAAGCCGTTGAAAGACGACTACGATGTCATTGCGAAACTCCTAGAGTACAAGAATATCGTTAAGTTGAGTGGTACGTATATCGACACGCTGCCGACAAAGCAAAACCCAACAACTGAGCGTTGGCATTCGCGATTCAATCCGATGGGAACCGTGACGGGCCGATTCAGCTCCGGAAAGGACGAAGAGGATAAAACGCAGCAAGGGTTTAACGTGCAGAATCAGCCACCGGAAGCACGTCCGATGTTCGGTCCTCCTCCCGGAAAGCTGCTAGTAGGCGCCGACTTTAAAGCGCAGGAAATCAGGTGTGTGGCGCACCTGTCGGGCGAACCAGTACTGATTAATGCGTTTTTAGAAGAACGTGATCCATACGCAACGATGGCATCGAACTTCTACAAACGACCGTACGAGGAAGTTTATAAGAATGCTGATGGTTCCGACACAAAAGAGCGAAAGAAAATGAAGGTCGCATGGTTAGCTACATTATACGGAATGAGTGATTATTCTCTAGCGGATATGCTAGGCGTAGGTAAGAAAGAGGCGACCGAGTTTAAAGAAGAGTTGTTCGGAAGTATGCCGAAGCTGTCGGCGTGGTTAAAAGAGAACGAAGAATTTGTGCGAAAAAACGGATACGTTTGGGCTGATCTGAATGCGCGAAAACGCCGGCTGCCAGACGCTAAACTACCCCGCAAAAACATTCCGTACGGAAAATGGAATGATCCAAAATACGATGACGTAAGAAAACATAATTCACGAATTAATCGCGCTTTGCGTCAAGCGACAAATGCTCGCGTACAAGGATCGTCGTCTATTCAAACGAAAGTCACGATGATTAAAGCGCACGAATATTGCGCTAACAAACCGGGATGGGCGCTGTGGTCAACGGTGCATGACGAACTCATTTTTGAAGTTCCGGAGGAGTTTACGTGGGAAGAAGCGCAAGAAATTCGCGATATCATGCTTAATTCTTACCGTTGGGGAGACGTTGTGCCGAACGGAACGGATATCGAAGTGATGCGCAAATGGGGCGAAGGTGTGCCCGTAGAAGAATGGTTCAAAAAAGAGGAGGCGGTTTAATTGGTTAAATTGACGATTGAACAACTGGAAGATATGACGTTTGAAGGCGGAATTGATATCGGAGATGTGACCTATACAGTCGTAGAGGAAAGCGAATGGGAGCACGGACACAAGCACCAAAGCAAAACCGTTATTTTCACTGACGGAAATAAGCATTATCGCGGAGAACTTGGCAGATCCGGATCTGAATGGACCGATTGGACGTATGACAGCGAAATTTACGGAGCCGACGATCTGGCCGAAATTACCGAAGTAGAAAAACGCGAAGTCGTAGTAACGAAGTGGGTGGCAGTTTGACGAACGCAAATGCACGATCAGCCGCAAACTCACTGCGCGCCCAATTAGCGCCGTCGCCGCCCGAACCGACCACATACGCGCAGCAGATTGCGGATGAACTCATCGAATATCTAAACGAATGGCACTCGCTGCCGGAAACGTGGGATAACGCATTGGACGCGCAGATCCACCGATGGTACGCAGAAGCTCCGAAAGTATTTCCGAGGAAGCCGTATTTTTCGCCGTCATCTGCGAATGCCTGCCCGCGTGAACTTTATCATAAGGCGCTAGGTGATCCGAGAGACCTAACGCGAAAGCCTCCGTATCAGGGACGCTGGACCCGCATCGGAACGGCAATCGGCGATATGATACAGCGCGATCTGCTCTTTATGGAAAAACATTTCGAAAAGAAAGTCGGCCGGCCCTGCCCGTTCAGCTTCGAACGTAATCCGAACGGTACGCCGATGTTTGAGGACTTCGCCAAGCTGAACCATAAGATCGAGCGCGGCGGCAAGACGTTTCACCTCTTCGGAACATGTGACGGTATCATGCGATATGTCACCGAGGATGGCGAAGTATTGCGCGTGGGCCTCGAAATCAAATCGAAGCAAACGAGCGCAGCCCGTACGTCTTTCTATTCGCTGAAGAAGCCGGACGAGAAACACGTTAAGCAGTGCATCGCTTATGCGGAGATGTATGGCGTCGACTTATACGTAATCCTCTACGTAAACGCATCGAAGAAAGCGTGGGAGTACGATGAGGGGGAATTCGAAAAGTCGCCGGACATTCGGGCGTTTGGCCTCGAAATCGGACGCGACGACATCGACGTACTGCTCGATAGATTCGTAGAAATTCAGAATTCGATTGACGACGGCAAGCCTATGGCGGTCGACCTTAACGGCTGGACATTCAACGGATACAAAACGGCTATTGCGCAGTCACTTACGGCGGCCGAGCTGGAAGCCATCCGCGATAAGGTTTCGCGAGTCAAACGGTCGAACGTCTTTGATTCTACGAAAAGGCAGTACGCCGGGGCGCTTGAGTTTATCGAAAAAGTACGCAAAGGGGAGGCGGTCTGATGGCGCGGTTTATTCTTTACACGTTAATTGCGGTATTGCTTTCGATTATCATTAACGGTTCGATTTCGCTGATGAATCCGGAAGCGGGCGACACACTATCGGTTCCTATCTCCCTTATTTTAGGGCTCATCGCAGGGTGGAAGGCGGTATTAGATGACTAGCGCCAAGCCTATCCGCATTCTCGCGTTAGACATATCGACTAATCCCGGCTTCGCGGTCCTCGAAGTCAAACGGCTGAAGTCGGGGCCGCGCGTGGATCTCGTACATGTAACGTCTGTCAGCACGACGAGCCAGTCGCCGGACAGTCACCGGTATTCCTATATCGAGGCAGCGGCAACGATGGTCCTGCACGAATACGGACCGTTCGACGTTGTTGTCCGGGAGCATTACACGAAAGGGCGTAATAAGCGATCGACACAAACGGTGTTTGGTGCGTGGGCTGTCATCGACTTGGCACTCGGTAAATACGGCTATAAGGCGGATGTGGAAATTACACCAACAACGGTTAAAAAGGACGTAACCGGAAAAGGCAGCGCATCAAAAGACGAAGTAGAGGCGGGAGTACGGCGGATACTTTCGCTCCCGGCCGACTTTACATTTCGGACAGATGACGAATCAGATGCGGTGGCGATTGGGCTTTCGTATCTTGTTCGCGAGAAGATTATAAAACCGGGGGAGGGCGAATAAATGGATCAAGAATATTTTTTAATCGCAGGGAAAACGGAGGGGTTTAGTTATGCGGATGCTAAAGTTCTTCGCTGCGGCTCCGAAATCGATGCGGAGAGCCTTGTTAACTCACTTAGACACGAGGGCTATTCGATCTTTTACGTCACTAAAACCGTCTATCGAATCGATGATAACGCGACTATCGGGGAGGCGGAATAAATGGGCAAATACGAACAATACACGCAAGGTATTTTCGGAGCGATTTCTGAGGTCTTTAACGAAGAATCCGAACACTTTATTGCGGAATTAGAGGACGTAGACTTGACGGAATTCTTTACTGCCGCAAATATGGCGCTTCTCTTTATGTTCAACGAATTTACAGGCGAACAAAAGAATGCGCTGGAATTTACGCATGTACTCAATGGATTGGCTGCGCAGAAGGCAGTTGAGTCCGTAAGGGAGGCGAAATAATGGACCGCATAATAAAGTGGGGGACGATCGCAGTAATCGCATTGTTCGTATTTGTTTTCGTGGTAGCGGCGCCGGCATACACGATTGCGTCTTACCATAACGAAAACACTTACGTAATAAAGGTAACGGATAAAGAAACGAAAACGTCTGACGATTCCTCGAAGTATCTGATTTTCGGAGATGACGAGAAAGGTAACGCAAAAGTGTTCGAAAATACCGACGCAATATTTGCGCGGAAGTTTAATTCCAGCGATCTGTATGCGGAGATTGAAGTCGGTAAGACTTACGAGTTCAAAACGATCGGCTTCCGGATTCCATTTATGTCAAGCTACGAAAACATAATGACGGTAAAGGAGGCGGAATAGATGGGAATCATTATCCTGTCATTACTTGTTACCGTTGTTGTCGCAATCCTAGCAATTAAGGATTCGTGGTACTTTATTGACTTTTTCGATGTCCTAGGCGGGATTTTTATAGGAATCCTTTGTGGTGTGGGTGTGTTTTTAATTGCGGCTGTACCATCGTTTTTTATCGAAACGAAAACAGTCGATCCACATAAAGCGGAAATCTACTCGATTAAAGACAACGCTAAAACAAGCGGAAGCTTCGTACTTGGTTCCGGAGCCGTTGGCGAAAAGCAGTATTTATATTTCGTAAAGGAGAAAGACGGATTTAAAACGGTTAGCAAAGCCGCAGTTGAGGATTCGAAGATGAAGGAAGGGAAATACGCGAAGCCTTATGTTTTAACTTACGATGTGCAATTTAAATCGGCATTCGCGCGATTCTTTTACGGTAAGAGTACTGGGTTCGAGGCATACGAGTTTTATCTCCCGGAAGATACGATTACGACCGAATATAAAATCGACTTGGAGTGATGCGAATGTTTAAGCGGAGATTAATCGAAACGATCTCGTGGATATGTTCAGGTATAGCGTATCTTGTGCCCGTTTGCTTAATGATTTGGTCTGCGGGGTTTCCGGTGGTGAGGACGTTGGTTATAGTAGTCTCCGTATTCGGACTGCTTCTCGTCGGGCTTTACGGAATCGTCCGGTTTATCTTATGGCTGATCGTCGAACCCTACCGCGCATATAAACGCGAGAAGGCGAGGTCGGCCGAATGATTTACGGAGCGACCGACGAAGGTTTGCGGAACATGAGACGCTGGCTTAACGAAAAACTGACCGAAAGCGAAACCGCCATCAGCTTCCACGACCGGAAACTGATCGAAGAACGAATCGAGCGGGAACGGACGCAGGCGCGGATGGACGAAGTGGAGGCGGAAATTGAGAGACGGAAGGGGTGAGCGTATGCATAAACACGAAGAGCTAGAAAATGCGCTATCAGCGTTGGAAGTCGAACTACGGTCGAGGGAAAGTGATCTCGAAGACTTACGTGAGGAGCTGCAGGACGTTCAGAACGATATTGACGATATCGAAGAACAAATCGCCGATATTGAGGACGAACTTGACTCGCTTGAAGACGAAGAGGATTCCGAATGCTGATCGCTTACTATTCGCTGACAGGCAACGTCCGCCGATTCATCGCTAAGACCGGTCTGGCCGCTGTCGAAATTAAGCCGGGGCTGATGCTCGCCGAGCCGTTCGTATGCGTGACTGGTACGTATGGCTTCGGTCAGGTTGCCGGCACGGTTTCGGACTTCCTTGCGGATAACAGCGACTATCTTGCGGGCGTGGCTGCGTCGGGTAATCGTATATGGGCGGATAATTACGCAAAGGCTGCGGATTTGATTAGTAAGGAATTCGGAGTCCCTATTCTGTGTAAGTTCGAATTAGCTGGAACGGACTCAGACGTACAGTTTTTTAAACAGGAGGTGAGGTCGTGTATAAGATCGGAGACAGTTTCGAGACAAGACATGGAACGCCCTATAGAATAGTAGGCTTTGGTCAGGATAAGAGGAATAAAACAGTTTACGTTATAGAGTTTCCTTGCGGAATTAGAAGGAGCGCGTACTCCCATAATATAAAGAATGGGAAGGTTAAGTATCCTTACGACAAAAATGTAGCTGGTGTTGGGTTTTTAGGATTAGCAAGTTACAAAGGGAACGAAAAGATCTACCATGTTTGGAGAGGAATCCTCCGAAGATGTTACGACCCTAGAAGAAAGGACTATCTTCGTTATGGAGGTGCGGGAGTCACAGTATGTAAAGAGTGGTTTTCCTTTGAGAAGTTTTTGAAAGATGTACCTAACTTACCTGGGTGGGACTTCGATAAATTTAAACGTGGTGAAATTCAACTTGATAAGGATCTCCTATCTGTTGAGGGGAAGATCTATTCTAAAGAAACTTGTTGCTTTTTATCGCCAAGAATGAACAACGTATTAAAATACAGAGGAGGCGCCACATGACGAATAAACACGCAAGTTATATCGAACTTAATAACGAAATCATGATACAGAAGGACGGCCGGTTCCAATTCGAAAAGGATATCGAAGCCGTCCGCGCTTATTTTATCGACTACGTAAACCAAAACACCGTATTTTTCCACGACCTTCGCGAAAAGCTCGACTACCTACGCGATAACGATTACTACGAAACCGAATTCCTCGAAGCCTATACGTTCGATGAAATCAAGGCGGTCTATCAGGAGGCCTATGCGCATAAGTTCCGATTCCCTTCGTTCATGAGCGCGTTCAAATTCTACAACGACTATGCGCTGAAGACGAACGACGGCAAGAAGATTCTCGAACGCTATGAAGATCGGGTCGCTTGCTGTGCGTTGTTTTTCGCGGAAGGAGACGCAACCAAGGCGATCGAGTACGTAGATTTGATGATGCGCCAAGAATACCAGCCGTCAACGCCGACGTTCTTGAATGCGGGCCGGAAGCGTCGGGGCGAATTAGTTTCGTGTTTCCTGCTCGAAGTGGGAGACTCGCTGAATGACATCGAAAGGGCCGTCGGGATCTCGATGCAGCTATCGAAAGTAGGCGGAGGCGTGTCGTTGAACCTATCGAAAATTCGCGCGAAAGGTGAAGCGATTAAAGGCATCGAGAATGTAACGAAAGGCGTCGTCGGAGTTATGAAGCTCCTCGATAATGCGTTCCGATATGCGGATCAGCAAGGTCAAAGACAGGGGTCGGGCGCGGCGTATCTAAACGTATTCCATGCGGACATCCACGACTTCCTTGATACGAAGAAAATCAGCGCAGATGAAGACGTCCGAGTCAAAACGTTATCCATCGGCGTTGTCATTCCGGATAAATTCATCGAACTGGCGCGGGAGAATCGGCAGGCATACGTTTTCTATCCGCACACCGTTTACAAAGCGTATGGCCAACACTTAGACGAAATGGATATCGGTGAGATGTACGATCAGCTCGTCGATAATCCGGCCGTCCGTAAAGATAAAATCGACGCGCGCAAGCTCCTCGAAAAGCTCGCCGTGTTGCGATCCGAGTCGGGCTATCCGTATATCATGTTCGAAGGTAACGTTAACGCGGAGCACGCGAACAGCCACGTATCGAAGGTAAAGTTTTCGAATCTGTGCTCGGAGGTACTTCAGGCGTCGCAAGTATCGGAATACACCGACTATGGCGAACCGGACGAAATCGGCCTCGACATTTCGTGTAACCTCGGATCGCTCAACGTTGCGAACGTTATGGCAAACAGAGACTTCGAATCTATCGTCAAGCTATCCGTCGATGCTCTCACGCGAGTCTCGGAAACTTCGAATATCAAGAACGCGCCGGCAGTCGCAAGAGCAAACCGGGAGATGCGTTCGATTGGGCTTGGCGCGATGAACCTACACGGATATCTAGCGCAGAATGGTATCGCGTATGAATCGGAGGAAGCACGCGACTTCGCTAACGTATTCTTCGCGTTGGTGAATTATTGGTCGCTTGTGCGCTCGAATGAATTAGCGAAAGAAACCGGAAGCACGTACGAAGGCTTCGAGGGATCTACGTATGCGGACGGTAGTTATTTCGATAAATACGTTGCAGGAGATTTCCGTCCTAAAACGGAGAAGGTTGCGCGTCTATTTGAAGGCGTGACGATTCCGGATGCACTTGAGTGGAGAACGCTTAGAGTTAACGTTATGATGAACGGTCTTTACCATTCGTACAGACTTGCGATTGCACCGACGGGCTCAATTTCGTATGTGCAGTCGGCCACTGCGTCGGTCATGCCGATCATGGAGCGCATCGAGGAGCGTACGTATGGTAATTCGAAGACTTATTATCCTATGCCGGGGTTATCGCCGCAGAATTGGTTTTTCTACAAGGAAGCGTATGACATGGATATGTTTAAAGTCGTCGATATGATCGCAACGATTCAACAGCACGTCGACCAAGGCATTTCGTTCACGCTGTTCTTGAAGGATACGATGACGACGCGCGATCTCAACCGGATTGACTTATACGCTCATCACAAAGGGATCAAAACGTTATATTATGCACGGACTAAAGATACGACACAGGAGGGGTGTTTGTCATGCGCGGTTTAAGTGAGGAGAGACAGAAGAGTATACGACGCGGAGACATAATTATCTACTACTTCGGGGGTACATTAATTAGTGCGAAAGTTATTCAAGCGTATGAAGGTGGGTACCTCGAAGTTCGCCATAAAGACTCCCCGATACTGAATTGCTTATTAGGATACCGGGACGAGATCAAGACATCGGAAGTGTTGGGTGTAGTTAAGCATAAAGGCAAACGGGACTGGGAAAGGAGGACGAATAATTGACGAACACAAACGCAATCCACACGGCGGCTGATTGGTCGCGCCATGAAGACGACTTTACACAAATGTTCTACGCGCAGAACGTTAAGCAGTTCTGGCTTCCCGAAGAGATTTCGCTTAATGGCGATCTCCTTTCGTGGAAGGCGTTGGACCCGGCCGAGCAGACGACCTACATGCGGGTCCTTGCGGGCCTGACGTTATTAGACACGGAGCAGGGAAATACCGGAATGCCTATCATCGCGCAACACATTGACGGCCACCAACGCAAAGCCGTCCTGAATTTTATGGCGATGATGGAGAACGCTGTCCATGCGAAGTCCTATTCGAATATATTCATGACGCTAGCGCCTACCGAAACTATTAACGAAGTTTTCGAATGGGTTAAGACCAATCCGTATTTGCAGCGGAAGGCGGCGCTGATAACCGGCCTATATCGCGACATAAAAGAGGGTGATGTCCTTTCGCTGTATAAGGCGCTTGTGGCTTCGGTTTATCTCGAAAGCTTCCTGTTTTATTCCGGCTTTTATTATCCGTTATATTTCGCGGGCCAAGGCAAGCTAACGAGTAGTGGCGAAATCATTAACCTTATTATTCGCGATGAGGCGATCCACGGCGTATACGTCGGCTTATTGGCGCAGGAGATCTACGGAAAGCAGGAGCCGGGCGTCCAGCTTGAAATGCGCGACTTTGCCGTCGAGCTGCTGACGGAGCTGTACGATAATGAGGTCGCATATACCGAGGATATATACGATGCGGTCGGCTTAACGCACGATGTAAAACGATTCCTTCGTTACAACGCGAATAAGGCGCTACAAAACCTCGGCTTCGATCCGTATTTCGAAGAGGAAACGCCGAACCCTATCGTCATGAACGGCCTGAATACGAAGACGAAATCGCACGACTTCTTCTCGCAAAAAGGAAACGGCTATAAGAAGGCGACGGTCGAGGCGCTAAAGGATTCGGATTTTTATTTCGGCGAATAATTGCGCGGTTTTTCTACTAGGCGCATATTATTTCACGTAGGATGTCGCAAAAGTATGCATGCCGAGGAGGTCATCGCCTATGAAACGATTTATCAGCGCTATGGCAACGATCATCGCCGGATTCCTTTTCGTTCTTCCGTACATCCATACGATAGGCTTCCGGTGGTTCGCTACGGTTGCTGTGTTCGCCTTGATCGCGATATTAACGAAGGAGGAAACGAAATGAACGTAAATATTAAACGGTTATCACCGGACGCACAGATTCCAGCTTATGCGCACGAAACGGACGCCGGCTTTGATCTGGTCGCGGCAGAGGACGTAATTATCGAACCGGGCGAAACTGCGTGTGTGCCGACGGGCTTGGCGTTTGAGATTCCGGAAGGCTTTGAAATGCAGATCCGACCGCGCTCGGGCATTACGTTGAAAACTAAATTGCGTGTGCAGCTCGGAACTGTAGATTGCGGATATACGGGCGAGGTTGGCGTGATTGTCGATAATATTGCGCCAGACGGAATGGATATCGATTACTACTCAATTTACGGATGTAATTTCGAATGGGGCGCATACAAAATCACGAAAGGAACGCGTATCGCACAAGCGGTAATCAAGCCGGTCGAGCAGGCGGTGTTTACGGAAGTTGATACGCTCGGCGATAGCGATCGAGGTGCGGGAGGTTTCGGTAGTAGCGGGGTTGTTGCGAAGGAGGAAGAAACGCATTTAAAATCCAGCGGACTAACATTTGATTTGCCGAAGGAAGACGCTTAGATGACGCAAATATATGGTGCTTTCTGAACGGCAAGCTGTACGGATGGGGTGACCTCGAATATATGAACGAGCTATTTCGCGATTACGTTGTTTATTGCGAGATGTATGGAAGAGACGACTGTACATTCCGGATAACTACGCAAGAGAAAGCTCGCCGTTTATTGATTAACGAAACTATTCGCGATAACGGCGAAGCATTAAAACGATTGGAGGACGAATAAATGGCGGAAACCAAAATGAACGTACAGCTAATCGCACATACGCAAGTCTCTCGTAGCTTCTTAGATACGTTTGTTCCGTGCGGTGATGAAACGGACGGCCAAGCGGTCGCCCTAACCGCAATCAGAACGTGCTATAGCGCCAATAAGCCGACCGAAATCGTCGCAAAGGAAGGCGCCAAGTATTTCGGCTCCAAAGCGTCAGATGGCGGTGCAGGCACGGACGCCGACCGGTTATTCCGACATATCGTCCGTTCGGGCCATTCGTCGACGTTAGAGCATATCTCGTTCACCTTTGCGATCGAAGGCGTCAGCCGGGCGTTATTAGCGCAGCTTACACGGCATCGCGTCGGATTTAGCTTCAGCGTCCAGTCACAGCGTTACGTACGGATGGGAAGCGATGACAGATCGGGCGGGTTCGATTACGTGGTTCCGGACAGTGTCAAAGGATCGACCGTTAAAGAAGCGCTTTTCCGAGCGGCAATGAGATCGCATCAGGAGGATTACGATGCGTTAAGATCGCAAGGGGTGCCCGCAGAAGATGCCCGCGCCGTCCTGCCGAACGCAGCCGCAACGAATCTCGTAATGACTGCGAATCTGACCGCGTTACTATCGTTCTATTCCAAACGTAAAAAGGGACGCGGCGCACAGGCGGAAATCACCGAATTAGCCGAAGCGTTAAGACGCGAAGTGGTCGACGTAGAGCCATGGACGGACCAGTTTTTCGAGGAGGTGTAAGCATCGGTATACTAACGAATCTAGCGATGTCAACGCAATTACTTACGAACCCGACCGCCAAGCCACCGGAACCTCCGCCGCCTGATCCACCGCTCATCACCAAGGAAGAATACGCGCTCCAAGAGGCGGAAGCCATTATCGAAGGCAAGGACGCTGAGCTGTCGGCCAAGGATGCGAAGATAAAAGCGCTCGAATCCGAACTTGCTTCCGTAAAAGACGAAGTCAAGGCGCAGTCTAACGAAAAGCACGTAAAATCGCCGCATAAGCACGCAGAGCCTTCCGGCTGGCAAACGTTCGAGGCTTCGGCTTATACGGCGGATTGCCCCGAAGGTTGCAGCGGCGTGACCGCGACCGGCCTCGACGTCAGCTACACGATATACCACGCCGGAAAACGCATTATAGCGGTCGATCCGTCAGTGATTTCGTTAGGCTCGACGGTTGAGGTGCGGCAGGCAGACGGAACGACGTTTCAGGCGGTGGCGAGCGATACGGGCGGCGCGATCAAGGGCGCTAAGATTGACGTATTAGTTGCGAATGAAGACGACGCGGTTCAGTTCGGACGGCAGTCGGTGCAGGTTCGCGTAATAAATTAAAGGGAGGGGGTCCGTGTATTGGCGGATATAACACGAAAGGATTTAATCGCGCTTACAGAACGCTTCTTAGACGAATACCCGACCAAGCGAGAAAAACGAGAACTTGACGACCTTGCGAGAGCTGGACTTACGTTGCCCAACTTCTCGACGAAATCATCACGCCAAGTCTTTGCGAAATATGTGCGGAAGAGGTGATCGGATGGGTTGGTTCAGCGCTGAGGCGGAAAGAGCTAAATCAGAATATGATCGAATATTGAGGAGGAATATCGATAATATGGCGAAGGAGATCGTAAACGCAAACGCTAAAATCCACGTACTGTCTGACGAAACGCTTGGCGGCATCAAGCGCGAATACGTTGAGGTCGATCGGAAGCTAGAAATGGGGGATACCGTACTTGTAATGAAAATGGACGGCAAAGATACCCACCAAATCGCTACAATTGCCGATGACGACTACGGAGGCGACTTCTCTTATGTCACCGTACAGCTTGACCGTAGTATTAACGGAGAAGATTTAGTTGATATGAGTCATCGCTCAGAAGATGAAATAGTGCTAATCGAACCGACCGACATCGTTCACATTGACGGTCAGCGTTACGAAATGGTCGAACGTGAGGCGGAAGTGGGCGAGAAGGTTATTCACTTGTACGAAGGTGAATCGAATGGAATCGCGAGAGAGGTTCGTAAGACTGATGACGAAGGAGTAGAAGTCGATCCGTATGAAGACGAAGAAGGAGTGTGGATCGGATTCTCTCACGGATATTATCTCGTCCTCGTCCCGGTCGAAGCCGCCGAAGACGAACCGAAGCCAGCCGACCCAATCGACGTTATCGCCAGTTTAGCGCAAGAGGTTGCGGAAATGAAGCGTAAGGTGAGCGATCAACAACGTATGTTAGACGTTCTACAAAGACGTCAAGTTCTCGATAATATTCAATCGCTTAAACGCGAACAAGCGCGCCATAGAGACGAAATCGACACGCTGTTTAAAGACAAACGGACGCTTGGCGAAGAGTTAGCGCGGTTGAAGAATCCGGTTGAGAGCGAAAGTACTATCGAAAGCGCGCCGTTTGTACTCGTTATTCATGAAGGGCGAGGAGAGTTCGACGTTTATCGGCGAGGAAAAAAGATCGAAAATATTTCACGCTTGGAGATTGAGGCGGATTCTCGAATAGGCAGTTCGATTGACCTCGAATTTAATAATGTTGGTGTGCGCCCATGAAGCTCGCCCTGACCGCACCGTTACGCGCAGGCAAGTCGCAAGCCGCCGGCTATCTGTCGATGTATTACGATTTCCAAACGTTCGCCTTCAGTGACGAGCTCAAAGCCGCCTTTCACCGTGCTTTCCCTTTCGTACCTGAAAAGCCGAAGCCACGCGCGTATTATCAAGAATTCGGTCAGGCGGCGCGGAAGATGCTCGGCGAGAACGTATGGGTAGACGCATGCATGGCGAAGGTTAACGCATATATGGCGCTCTTTGCCCGCGACTGTGATTGCGGCTTATCTCCGTCCCTAAAGAATCGCGTACTGATCGAGGACGTTCGGCAGCATAACGAATATGACCGGCTGCGCGCCGAAGGATTTACTATCGTCCGCATCACAGCGCCGGAGGAATTACGGATTGAACGCGCACGGAAGGCCGGCGACGATTTCGATTTAGCAGCGCTCGATCATCCGACTGAAAAAGCGCTGCAAACTTTCGAAGTTGATTACGAAATCGTGAACGATGGGACGTACGAGCAGCTCTATGCGAAGTTGGACGCGCTGGCTGCCGAGTTACTTGGCCGAGCTTAGATCGAAAGCATAAACGCCGGAAGGGTACGCCATATACGGCTGCTTCGCGGCTTCCTCTTCGCCAATCATCTGAAAACGTAGCGGAAGGTCCTCGTCTTTGAAGCCGGCCGCCTTAATTACTTTGCTTGCGGCTTTATTATACGAACGCTTATCGAATTTGAACGGAGTCGCATCGGCCTTTACGCTTTCAGGCTTCGCGCAAACAAGGCGATTTGATTCGTCATCGTAGCCGATCGTCAGGTAAAACGGAGCTTTGTCGGGCAGGCCGATGATCTTACGTGCGCCGGACGAAACGTATATTCTTCGTTGTTTATCAAGCGTTATGTAGGCGTCATTACTTTGCGCTGAAATCCAATTAATAACCACGTAATTCACCTCGGTTATACATTATACGGAAATTATATTCGCTTTTGGGGCGAAAGTCAAACGAAAAGGGGACGATTTCTATAGGGAAAGCTGATCGCAAACGATGGGAAGGAAACGTTAAGTCGATGGAAATCATCGCGAAAGCCCGCGACCAAATAACCGAAGAAGATATCGAATTCTTGCGGAAAAATTATACGTCGGCAGGCGGGTTACTGCCGAATGCTTTTAGCGGTGGGGCCTTTTTCACGCCTACTCACATTGCAAAGTTCGTATGGGATGTATTAAAGCCGCGGCTGCCTGAGACTCCGAAGGTTCTGGAGCCTTCCGTTGGTGCCGGTGTATTTCTCGAACATGCGCCGAAGGCCGCCAACGTCACAGCGTTAGAACTCGATAGTACAAGCGCGAAAGTAACCTCGCTGTTATATCCAGACGCTGAGATTATCGAAGGGAATGCGCTAGTACATGGCCGCCGAGATTATTACGATTTAGTAATCGGCAACCCGCCATACGGAGTAAACGTTAAATTCGAGCCGCAAGAAGACGAGGAGTGGCGGTCAATTACTAAAAAGAAGGGAGAATACGGAGGCAAGTCGGAGGTTGCTTTTATCGAACTCGCTATCAAAGCGGTTAAGCCCGGCGGTTATATTGCGTTTGTACTTCCGTTAGGCATATCCTTCGCTAACTATGCATCTAAACTTCGAAAGTTTATGCACGAAACGTGCTGGCAGGTCGCGACTATTTTACTTCCGGGAGAAACGTTCCAACACGTAGGTACTACGATTGCTACGCAGATATTAATACTGCGGAAAGCACCGCCTAGAACGGAGTTGATACAGCCAGCAACTACGAAATGGCGCTCAAATTTCAGAAGAGGCGGTGACACTGACATATCGGAATATAACGCAAAATTTCTCGAAGGTCAGCCGCCTGCTTATTTCGCACAAGTAACAGACATTGGGTGGGATGCGAAAGGAAAGTCAACCGATGCGTCGGGCGATGGTCTGACGCAACTTGACGAACTCCTTGACGATTTCACTGACGATAACCTTATGCGCGAAAATCTATATCCACACTTACCTAGCTGGCATGGAATCGACAAAGGAAACGAGGCATTCTTCTTCTCACATGGCAACGGTCAGTGTGACGGCTTAAGAGACGCAGCAGCCACTTTTCCGGAAGGTCCTTATCGCTGGAATGAACTAACGTTAGGCGCCGGGGATGAGATCGAATGGAATGGACGTATGGTGAGCTCGTTTGATTTCGATTGGCAGGACGAAATCGTTCGCAATTATTTCGATAGATAGCGCGATTACTAGAGCGAGAAGGAGGTTTTACGTATGGGAACGGTAAAAGTCGATCTCCACCGAAAGGACCGTGAGTTTAACGCCGCATATGCGCTCGACGACGCAGAGGGCGTCAAGTTGCTACTCGCCGATTACCAGAAGTTCGTCAGCCGGAAGCGTTGCGGCGACTATGCGGCCGTGGAAGTACTAATCGACATACACAAGGCGATCGAGCTCGCCGGCTTAACGGATCGGCAACGACAGGCGATCGAGCTCGTTTACTTCGGAGAATTAACGCAGGCCGAGGCGGGAGAACGGATGGGCATAACGCAGCAAGGTGTCGATTTTAACCTAACTTTGTCTGCTGAAAAGCTTGCGGACATTTATTACTATTGGGCCAGTCATGGCGAAGGATACACGACAGGGGGGACGGATTGATGGATAAAACGATTTTGCACGAAACAATTACGGAAATGTACACACGCACTAAGGCTGGCGATATGACGCGGAAGGAACGTATTGAGGAAATAACGGCCCTGTCAGACGCTTACTACGACTCTACCGGTGAGCACCCGGAGCTATCAGCACTTGAACGAATGGCTAATCTCGTACTCTACGAAGAGCTTTCCGACGCGCATCCGGATAAGGTGACGCGTGAAGAGTACCCGATCATGAGCGAAACCCAGTTCGAAGAGCGATACAAACGTGAAGCTTCGGATAAATTGGCGGAGGAATACGACCAAACCGGCTCCTATAAAGGCCGGCCGATCCGCAGGCCACGCTCTTCCTACGAAAATAAATTACTAGATAAGCGCGCCAAGGCACGGAATGAAGAGCGAAGGAAACGTTATTCGGCGTTTGTTAACGGAAAGTCTAACGGCCAGTTCACCGTAAATATCGCAACCGGCGAAAAAGTTTATCACTAATACCCGTATTTTACTGCGTTAGTTGTCTATACGTTGTGAGGGCGCCCGTTCAGCGCTCTTTTATTTTTGTGAAAAGGAGACGGTATAATGAAGAGATTACGAGTTATTAATACGGAGACAGGCGAAGACTGGTCGGAAATGTACACGCTGCGGCACCGCAACCAAGACGCAGCCTTTCGTCAGAAGCAAGAAAAAACAGCCGATCGGCGCGATTTCTCAAACGCCAATATGTCTAATATTCACGAAGTCTATGACGCTCTTACGACGGCACAGTGCGGCTACCTGATGCTGCTTCAATGCTACGTCGATTACAACGGTGTCCTTATCAAGTCTAGCCGCAACAAAACGCCGATGACCACTGCGGACATGATGGACGTTTTGCAGCTCGGTAAAAAACCTCGGTCCTTTTACGACTTCCTCTCCGCCTGTACCGAGCACGACATCATCCGGGAAGAGAACGGCCGCTACAGTGTAAATGACCGCTACCACTTCAAAGGTAATTTCGGTAGTCAGCAAGTCGTTAAGCTATACAGCGCGAAGATCAAACGTGTGTACAGCGAAGTGAAGGCGACTGACATCGGTCTGATCTACCGTATGCTGCCGTTCATTCATTACGAAACAAATGCTCTGTGCGCAAATCCTTTCGAAAAGAATCCGAAGCGCATCCGCTGGTTCAATAAGAAGGAACTTGCGGCGGCGATCGGCGTTACTTCAGATACGCTCGGCCGGCGCCTGAAGCAGATGAAATTCGACGGCGAATACGTTGTTGCGCGAATTAAAGTCGGAAGCGAGCCGGAGCGCTACACGTTTAATCCTAACGTATTCTATCGACAATCAAAGACACCGGACAAAACGTTGATTGCGCTGTTCAACGTTAAAAAGGTATAATTTTACTATATCGGAGGTGAGGCGAATGGGAATGCCACGAGGAGCTAGTCCGCTAGAAAGCATTATCAGGGGCGCAGGTCCAGCGGAAAGCGCATCACGCGGAGCATAAAACGAAAAAGGACGCCTTATGCGGGCGTCTTTTCTTCGTCATCTTCCGTTTGTAATTCAAGAACTTCGATCTGCGATTTTAAGATAGCTATGTCTCGGCTGTTTAGATTCGTAGGTAATTCAAAGCGCGCAATCTGCCCGTTTGTAAGCGCAATGCGAGCGTATTGTTTTTCGTCCATCCGTATATCTCCTTCGGTGTTTATGCCTTAAATATATCATCAGCTCTTCCACGAATCAAACGAAGGTATCCGCAGCAGTCCTTTGCGCGTCTTAAATCGATGCTTCACACGGCATTTTATCGGCTCTATATTTACGTATTTATCCGTTTCTCCTACGTCTACCCGCTCCGAATGAAATCTCCGCCGTTCAGCGTGTAGCATAAACTCCATCAGCCCCGCATAAGCACCGTCGTCATACGCTAAAACAAGCGCATTATCCTCTTTCCGATAACCCGTAATCCAAACGTCAGTGTATTCGTAATTAACGATCTTCAGCCAACGATCTGACCTCTTATTTTCCGCGTAGGACGAGTTAGCGCGCTTCATAACGACTCCTTCAATGCCGGAGCTTTTCGCTAATTCGAAAACAGCGCGGCCATTACCTGTAACGCTATCGACAATCTTAACGTTTGGATGATCGAGGGTAAGGCCGCTTAATAATTCCTTCCGCTCATATAACGGTTTCGACGTAACCGATTCGCCGTCGAGACGCAATATATCAAACACGCAGAATACTATCGGATGATAGCTTTTTTGCGATTGAAACCGCTCCATCATAGCTTCGAAGTCTCCGGCGCCTGTCGGTCCGGGCACGATAAGCTCGCCGTCTAAAACGGTGCCGTCCGGAATCTGTAACGTGTGGAGTTCGGGGAATTTAGCGGTGACTTCGTTGTTGTGGCGCGTGTAGAGGCGTATGCGGCCGTCATCTTTGGATGCGAGCAGGCGGATACCGTCGAATTTGATTTCCGTAATGTAGTCGTCAGAGTCGAACGGGTCTTTTGCGGACTCTAATAGCATTGGCGAAATAAACAAAAAATCACCTCGTTTCAGCTTCGTAATACTATAATGATATAGTAAGAGTCGGCTAGAACGAAGTGATTAGGTGCTGGTAATTTATGGTTGGTTAATTCTCTTTAAATATGCCGGAAGCTTTAAATCTATTTAATAATCTATTCATTTCTTGTAGGGTGAAATCGTGGCTGTTAATAAGATTGACAACATCCTCGTCAGTCAATTCTCTTCTCTCAATAACCTTACGTCTTTCGATAACCTCACCAGTCGCAGTTACACTTTTTTCTTCTTCTTCCACGGAAATGTTCCATCCGTGAAGATTGATTCCTAGAAAACGATGCCTCGACTCCCCAATAGGTTTATATGTGATAATTGCTCCTGGATTTCTTCCGCCGTCTTGCTCATACGCCGTTTTGTTAACCGATTGCTCTCTTTCTCGTAATTGAATGATTTCTTGCAATAAGTCCAAACGATACACCTCTTTTATATATTCTTTTTCATTCCGCATCTTCTACATTCGCGCAAAAACTTTCCGCTCTTCACCGAGCTTTTGAACAGCGTATAGTCACAGTTGTCGCATCGTCCTGCGCGCTTGTCCGGAAATTCCTTGTATTCGTAAGTGATCGACGTATCAATGCCGTTAGTCTCGTATTTTTCCTCCATTTTCGCTGTACCTCCGTGTCCTACATCGTTGTTTAGAACGATTATACCACGAAATTACAACGAGAGAGCCGCTTCAGACGCGTTCAGGTACGATAGGTATCCGAAAGCTTGAAACGGCTCATTTCGTTCATTATTTAACGTTGAATTTCGCTGACTCAAAAGTCCCGATATAATGGCGCTTGCCTGAATCCGAATAGCAGTCGATCTGAATAACGTATGTTCCTTTGCCGGTCTTGCTGCGGATCGATTTCGCATTAAACGACTTCAGCGGCGTTGATGTCTTGAAGCTTCCGCGCTGTACTAAATTCGTATCAGTCAGCCCACCACCGTTGCGCTTTTTATAAACGCCGGCTGTGTAGTACAGCGTTGCGCCGCCTTTCTTCTCGGCTTTCCAATCGACCGTGCTTGCGCTACTGCTGTACGTGGTTGCGTCCGTATATACCCGCGCCTTGTGTCCGAACTTCTCCGTCTGCCAGCCCGACCATGCCGCGTCAGCTTGCGGAGCCAGTGCAATAGTGCCGGTTAATAAGGTAGCGGTGATTACGAGCGATTTGACTAAACGTTTCATACGATTTCCTCCTTTAGAAGCCGACAACTTCATCGTCAATAGTCGATTTTGTATAATCGATGGTATTTCCATCGCGATGACCGCTACTATACGCAAACATTTCCTCAATATCCGGGACTTGTATTGCGCGTGCAGTTCCGAACGACTTCGAAAGCTCTTTGTAGGCGTCGCTTACTTCCTTCGGTTTAATAACCATCAAACCGTATTCTTCTTTCATCTGACGCAACTGCTCGGCGAATTTTTCTTTAAGCCCGTCAAGGAAGCCCTTCATGTAAGAGTTTTTTAGGTCATTGGTCTTTTTTACGGTTCTGGTGGCGTATTCTTCGTCATAGTAGGAATTTATGAAACGCTTTGAGTAGAACTGAATCGCATCATAGGCGAGTACAAACATTTCTTTCGCAAGCTGCACATCGTTGTCATAACCGAAGAAGATTACAGTTTTCTTCCTTCTTTGCTCACCGTCAAAACGTTTATTATTGTAATAAAATTCAACTTTGAAGTTATCCGCGATAATTCGTGCTAACGAACGTTCCCACCAGAAAAGCCGCTTATAAGCCGTTGCCTGACCTTTTACGATCTCTTGTTCAGCACATCTTTCCGTTATCTCACCGGAAGAAATATCGTGCTTAATCATGAGTTTCTGCGCCAATAGGAACGCGCTTTGCGATTCCTCATCGCTTTTATTGTCGTTTGCAATTGCCAATAGGCCGCGAATTTTCTTTATGATCGACTCGTTGCGCGTAGAAGTCATACGATTTCCTCCTCAACTTCCAGCCGCGTACCACACGTAGGGCAGCACGCGTCCGGTTTGATTTCGATATCTAATTTTACGTAATTACAGTCGTGACAAGCGTATTCAATCATCGTTAATGTCTTCCGTTTCCTTTTCGATACGATATCCGAAATATTGCATTAGCGTGTTGATCCCGATTTGGTAAGCGCGCCCGCATCGACCGAAATTGGCGGCGGGTCGCACGTATAATTCGAGGATCTGCGCTTCCTGCTGCGGCGTTAATGCCGGCACATCCGGCCATACTTTACGAATCATAAGCTGTTCCATACCGTTATCGCCTCCGTTTTAGTGCTACGACAAGACCCGCGATTGCTACGATCAGGGCCGCCGCCGTAATGCCGATGGTTAATACCGTTAACATGGCGCGCTCGCCTCCTTGTGTTTACGTTATGGTTACGGTACTATAAGAGACACGGGGCGGACTCTCCAATCAACCCCGTATCAATGTTCTGGCGCTAGTCGTTTTTGCGACTAGCGTTTTTTGCGTTAACGCAGGCGGTTGCCAGATTCGTTACCGCAATGACGAAGTTTACTATCGCCGTTATGATTAGTACCGTTTCCGCGTTCAATCGTTTTTCCCTCCTTTCTATAATTCTATTATACGATATCGTATAACGTAAGTCAACAGTTAAATTGAAATATTATTCGTTTCTATATCGGTTTCGTTGAGCGATAGGGTGCCGGATACCTTATTTCCGATGACTCGCGAATTCACAGACTCAGAAGTCTTAATCGGATTGTACAACGCGAATGAGTTGGCCGAATACACAACGTTTTCCTTTACTAAGGCACCGTCGGTGTTTTTCGTTTGAATTCCGTAACCGCCCGAAGCCTTCCGATTAAACGTTATGTCATTTCCGGATATTTCAGGTTTTTTACCACCGACGACGTAAATCGGTATCAAACATTTCGCGTCAGTGATATCGTTATCCTTAATGCGAACGGTTCTACCTTCAGCGCTTTCTCCGTAAATAGCCATGTTTGCCGGTTTTGGTATACGGCTGTATTCGATATCCACGTCGCTTCCCTTATCGAAAGATATCGCGTATCCTGTTGCGCCAGAATAGTCGGTAAGATCAATGTCGTTATCTATCAGTTTCGCTGAAGACCGCGTAACAACGACGCCTTGCTTACTGCGTTTAATATCATTCGACTTCGCTTTAACGTTAATGGAATCGGCAATCTCTATCGCAGTAATATCCGAATCGTGGAGATCGTTACCTTCGAACGTTATGTCTTTTGAGTTACGCGCGCTACATAATTTACCCGGACAATGGTTTACGATGTTATCCGAAAACTTAACGTTCTTGGCTTCGAAGGTAGCTAATGCGGTGCCGTCATCGCTAAGCTCCGAAATAGTATTGCCGGATACTGAAACGTCTGCTCCGCGAACGTCAATACCACTGCTGAAGCCTTTTATCGTATTTCCGATGATCGTCGTGTTATTTCCGGTAAAGCCAGCCGACACGCCGAGGCTCGTAATTGCGGTATATTTCTTGTCCGTGCGTACTAACGTATTATTCGAGATAGTGGTGTCGGTTCCGAATCCGTAAGAGATCGAGTTATCCGAATAGTTTCCGGAAATAACGACCTCGTATCCGCTGAAATTACAAACGGACTGCAATATATTTCCTTTGAACGTATTATTCGTTATCCTCACATTGCGAGGCTCTTCGTAATCGATATTGCCTTCTCCGTAACCTTCGATATCAATGCCGAACATAGGCTTGCAGCCATCGTTTATACCTGCGTTGGTTATTACGTTTTTATCGATCTTTACATCTTCGCCGCCAGTGACCGATATATTGTTTCGACGAGCACCGTCTAATTTACAACGCTCAATCGTAACGTTGCGGGCAGGTCGGTAAGTCGTCCAAGGTACATTTAACATGCCTTGCGCGTTTACCATAATACAATCGCCTGTGCACTCCGCAATATCAACACCTTCAATCACGACATCTTTGGCACCATGTACGTTTATGCCGTAGCCCCATTCATGGGTTTCCTTCTTTTTTAGATTGCCGTGCCCGGTAAAGTCGTGCTGGTAACGTTCGCCGCGTATCTTGCCGCCTTTTATCGTTACGTCCACGACCTCTCCAAGATAAATGCAGGAATATCCGTAGGAACTGTTTGGTTCTACAATAAATTCTGCTTTCGGATGTAATATTAAGGTCATGTACGATGGTACACGTATCCCGGCGCCTTCTTCCGGTTTAACTGCAATACGGTTTACCGCGTCGATAAGGTATTTTCCCTTAGGGATTTCCACTTCAGAATAACCGGCCTCAGCCGCCTCGTGTATTGCGCGATTAATTCCTTGCGTAGTCATAGCCGCCTCAGTCCCGTCCCAACGTACATCGTACTTTTCAGCTTCCAACGTATATCGCATCATTATTCGTTACCTCCAACGTTATAGTTTTCGTTAATGAACTCCGACAGCAACCCGGTAAACTTGTAGAACGTCGCGGTTTCGGTTCCGGCGCGCCCTTTTAGCGAGAACTTACCGAACATGCTTTTACGCAAACCGGTACTGAGCTCGATCTGTAGGCTTTCGCCGGTCATGCACTTATTCGCTATGTTCGCGCTACTCGCGCCTGCGAATCGATGTCCTGCGCCTACGAGTTCGGCACTAAAGCCGGCAGCGTTCAAGCGATTTACTAGCGTCTGGCCGCGAACAGGGTCGGTACCGCCTACGATAATGTGCTCGGTGCTGTCGCTGTATCCGTGAAGCGATATAACGCGTTGGTGTCGGGCGGTCATATCTAGCGCGGTTGGCTCGTCGAAATGGGTACTCGTGATGTGAAGGTCGAATCCGTTGGAGGTCTTGAGTGATTCGAATAGATACGTAGAATAGTCGTTGCTGAGTTCGCGGGATAATTCGCTAGTTCCGCCTTCAATACTGCCGCCGTGCGGCGCGAGTATCAAAACGGGCGTGGCGTGGTCGGTCGCGAATATATTGTAGTTCGTCTCGGGTTCGTTGGCTTGGAGTTCGGCAAAGTTGCGGTAAACATCGGTGGCTTGCACGGTGACTGAAGTGAATGCGGATAATATTGCGCATAGAATAAACGCTGTGATATACTGGAAATGCTTCGTTCGATTCGGACGGTGCAGCTTTGCTTTGGTCGGTGGGGCTGCGCCTCCGTTTCGTTCTTTAATCGCCCTATTCAGTTTTCGTGGATCATTAATCATTTCGTTACCCCTCTCGGATTTTATTAACGAGGGCCCTTCGTCGTTCTAAATATACGATATACGATAACGTATGTCAACGGATTTGCAGAAATTTATTCGATATCGTATAATGGTCGTAGAGGTGGTCGAAATGAAACTAAATGCAACGCCACGTTTAAACGCCGTTATGAAGGCGAAAGGGTGGACGCAGGTAAGACTATCGGAAGCATCGGGCGTGCCGCAAGGTTCAATATCGCGATTTGATAAGAATAGTCGCCACGAAGACTGGCACGTTTTTTCGATTGCGAAAGCGCTCGGCGTAGAAGTCGATGAGCTATTCGAAATTGAAGAAGCCGCAGAAGAGGACGCTGAATAAATCGGCGTCTTTTTTTGTCTTGAAATTCGAGCGCGCGTTGGTATAATTATCCTATCGATAAAAGTACGTGAATTCCCGAACTGAAAGGGCGGTTATAAATGAATCCGAAAATGAGCGTTATTATACCGGTATACAATGGCGAAAAGTATCTTTGCGATTGTATCGACAGCGTGCTCGGACAGACACTTAAAAATATCGAGGTTTTGGTCGTAGATGACGGTTCGACTGATGCGACACGCAATATCCTGCGATTCTATTCTACGATAGATGAACGAGTCAAACCGATCTATCAGGCGAATCAAGGGCCGGGCACGGCGCGTAATACAGCGCTGAAGCAGGCGAAAGGCGAATACGTAGCGTTTATCGACTCGGACGACTGGATCGAGCCGGAAGCTTATGCGATTATGTACGAAGCTGCCCGCGAAAACAACGCAGATATTGTGTTTACGGACATGCGTTGGGATTACGAAGACGAGACGAAAAGCTATACGAAAAGTTATAGCGCAAAAGCGAATGAGCCGATCGGACGGGCCGAGATTAAAGCGACTATATTAACGGATTTCTTATATAACGGATCGTACGGCGGCGTCGGCAAGGTAATCCGCAGAAGCGTGCTCGATACGCATAACATAACGTTCCCTGACGGCAAGTATCTCGGCGAGGATTGGCTGTTCAACATGGACGCGTTTACGTATTGTCGGACGGCATACTATGTTGATAAGCCGCTGTACCATTACCGGCAGATCAATGACGCCAGTTTGATGCGCGAATATAATCCGGAGCTATTCGATTCGTACATCGATAGCGATACGCTTGAACGGTACGCGAAACGGTGGGGCTTATATAGCGAGAAAGTTGCGGTAGATCTGGCGCGGCGGAAATGTTATATCGCGGTTAACGGTTGCATACAAAACGAATTCAAGCCGGGCTGCCGTAAAACAGTGCGCGAAAAGTTGACGCTGATTAAGCGCATAGTCGAACATCCGAACGTAGGGAAGGCGGTTACGATAGCGCTGCAGCACGAGGAGAGCTGGGCGAGGCGGATGTATCTGGCGATGCTGAAACGGAAGGCGGTCGTCGGGCTGTTTCTGGCGGGGAAAATACTTACGTTGAGGCGCTGACGAATAGTTGGCGTCTTTTTTCGTGAGTTCGTTTAGTCTGCGATTCTCAATTACGATAACCTAAATGATAATGAACACGACTTTATTCGCACAAATCGGGCAAAAACACGACTTTATTCGCACAACCGAAAAGTGGGTTCGCGCTTAGAGCCGCAAGGGATACAGCCGTTTTAGTCCGCCAATCACTTCTTAGTCTTGTGAATCACAAGCCTCCGGAACTACGGCTCCGCCTTCGTCCGGGGTTAACGCAATCAATATATCTATTAATATCTGCGCGTATGTAGGGAACGAAGTGACCGGAATTAGCGCTATGTTTAAATACAAGCGGAAGACATCCGTTAATATAGCGTTAACCTAACGAAATAAATAGCGATAGGCCGACGTTTATACTTGTTAAATACCGTCTTAGCTGTCTATACGTAATAGAAGGACGTAAAGCTACGTAAAACTTAACGGAAAGGAGGGCGAAAATGGCTCGAAAACTTAGCGAAAAACAAATCGCTGCTATCGAATTTCTAGCGCGACCGAATAGAGGCGGATTGACTTACGACCAAATTGCCGATGAAGTAGGCGTTACAAGACAGACGCTGCATAACTGGCGGAATAACGATGATTTCTACGAAGAGTTAAAACGCAGAATCAAGAAAGAATCAGCGGAAAGAATGCCGGATATCATAGCGTCAATACCCGATCATATTATTAACGATGGAAATGCCGCAATGCTGCGGACGTATATGCAGTGGCACGATATGCTGACGGAGAGAACGGAAGTAGACGTTAAGAATGACGGTAATAACATAGCGGATATCAAGGCGGAGATCGAGCGTCTGAGGGCGCAACGTAAAACGGAAGAATAGGCGTACAGTAATATATGAAGCGTTCTGATAGCGGTAGGTTACGCCGTTTGACGGGCGCTTTTATTTTGTCAGCCGCGGCCTTCTGGCGCGTGACCCCTCGATCACTTTCGAAATAGCCTCCGCAAATATACAGTATCTTATACATATCGCGCTACCCCTACCGTATATATAAACGTTGATATACCGCGGTTCATACGATGCATAAATAAAACGTAATACATAACGCAGTGATGAAGCCGGTTGAATGCCGTCATATCAACGCCTACACCCTTCGGTGAGTGTAACTTAATCCGATATTGTTACACTCGATATACAAAACGGTGCATGCCGTATGAAAAACGAAAAAGGGGGCGGGGAGGAAAAACGAAAAGCCGGCCGCCCAGGTACATTTTAAACGCGCATATTAAAAATTCACTTTGAACTAACGGAAAGGAGGCACCAAATTGCGAGAGTCCAAGCGTGATCAATTAGCGTTGGCAATCGAAGACCTAAACGCTTATTTAGACATGATAAGTTCGATGTGGAATCCGTAGACAATACGATGCATGCTTCGTTTTACACGGATGAGAACGGCGAGAAGCAATACGCTGACGATATTTTCTCGGTGATTACCGTTAGAGTATCTCGTAAATAACGATTTTACCACGAAATAAGAACGCCACAGCCGTTTTAATCCAGCCGGAGGGTATTCGGTAGGGTGAACGTTAGAAACGCTAATTTCGTGTAATTTCGAAGGGAGGACGAAAGGGTGACCGAATTTAAAACGTTAAAAGAAATCGTTGAGCAGCTTAAGGGTTGCGGATATGAATGTGAGGCAGGTCCGTTAGTGAATAACGTAGCTTTTCAAAAGCTTGCGGAATTAGCGGGCGTCAAGGTTTTGTAGATCACCGCAATCAGAACGAGGCTTCCGCACCCTACGGCGGAGGTCTTTTTGTGCTTGCGTAAATAAAAAAGCACCGCAGGCTTAAACCTCGATGCTTTCGTAAGCTTCCGATATTTCATCGGCCGTTATCCCGATGTATCTTAACGTTTCGCGCTCGCTTGAGTGTCCGAGTATAGACATAATCCGCGTAATATCAACGCCGTTGTCGTGAAGACGATAGCCGAACGTCTTACGGAGCGAATGCGTTCCTATCGCGCCGATTTTACCCGCAATGCCGGCCCGTTCGGCGGCGTCGTTGAGTATCCGGTACGCTTGAACGCGACTAATCGGCTTGCCGCCGCCTTGCCGGCTAGCGAATACGTAGTCTTCATCGGCGGCATCACTTAAATACGTCTTTATTTCGCGCAACACGGACGAACTAAACGTAATCTTACGCTTTTTCTTACGTTTTTGCTCCGTGATGACTAGCGAATCTTGGCCGCGAAGATCCCCGACCTTAAGCGTCAATAAGTCGCTGATACGCAGTCCAAAAGCGGTGCCGAGCGTCAATAACAGACGGTTACGACCGTTCAGGGCGTTTTTCAGTTTATTAAAATCGCGCTTAGATTTAATCGGGAATACTTCGTTAGCCATTTCGTTCACTCTCCGTATCTTAATTTTTATTTTGTTACACTCATAATAACGAAAATGATAACGAAAGTCAAACGAAAAGGAGGCGATCTTTATCGCATGGGTTGACGGGCGCTGGCTTAAACCGGCTGAACGCGCTGAATTAATCAACGTGCTAACTGAATACTTAGACGCGTTAGACGAAACGTATGGCGACGACATACCTGCGTCAGAGATCGCCGAATATTACGAAAAAGCAACCGAGCTCGAACGGCTCAAGCGGATTCAACGATGCGAAGGTAATCTGCTCGAGTTCTCAATCGAATATTTCTCGGATGCACGAAATCCGGATAACGACGGTAACTGGGACGGCTTCGACATAACAGACGTTAGCGAAGCTCCGGATTTCCACGTAGAGATATGCGACATTATGAACGTCGTGTCTTCCGAAAAGGTTAACGAAAAGATAGCGGCAGCGGCGCCCCGTTCGCACGCAAAGTCGACCTACTTATCGAAAGCCTTTCCGGTTCACGAAATCGTTTATCGGCGCCGGAAATATACGATCATCATTTCGGAAACGCCCTCCGTATCTAAAGCGAATATGGAATGGATTCGGAATCAGCTTAAGTTCAACAAAAAGCTGCGCGCCGACTTTGGGCCGTTATTGTCGCCGCAAGACCAAGCGAATATCATCGATAACTCCGAAGCATTCATTGCGTGGCATCCAGACGGAGACAGCCGAAAGCAGCTTGCGCTAGTGCAGGCGGCCTCTACAGGTCAGGCGTTGCGTGGACGTAACTGGAATGGTACGCGGCCGGATCTTATTATCTGCGATGACTTAGAGGATGCGCGCCCGGGCGGTAACGCAAGCACGCCCGAACAACGAAATAGTCTCCGGAACTGGTTCTCGCAAACGGTAATGCCGTTAGGCGACCCGAAAGGAAAACGGACGGCCTTCGTATATATGGGAACGACGGTTCACATGGACGCGCTTCTGATGCACGTTCTCTATAAGCGCTCGGACTTCGTAACGAAAGTCTATCGCGCCATAATTAAACAGCCGGAACGTCTCGATCTTTGGGAAAAATGCCGGCTTATTTATGTTGATCGCGAAAATCCGAACCGATTAGCTGACGCAGAACGGTTTTATAGAGAAAATGAAGCCGAATTATTGCGCGGCAGCCGAGTTTTATGGCCGGAAGTCCAGCCTTTGTTTAAATTAATGCGCTGGAAATGGGATAACGGCTCTAAAGCGTTCAACACCGAGTACATGAACCACCCAATCGACGAAGAATCGATGATTTTTAATCCGGAAAAGTTCACGTACCACAACAGTAATATCGATTACATGAAATATGACGTTTCTCTCGCGGTGGATTTCGCGATGGGGAAAGAGCGTGGAGACTTCTCCGCAATTACGACGGTCGCTATCGATAAGATTAGCGGCTCTATTTACGTTGTTGATGCGTTCGGTCAGCGTCTGAAGCCGGATGAGTTTATGAAAGTTATCGTTGAGAAGGTCGTTCAGTATCAACCGACTGTGATTGCGGCAGAAGCGCAGGCAGCGCAAGAGTTTTTCGTCGATGAGCTCAAGAAGCAGCTAACGAAAGCCGGCTATCCGGCTGATACGCGCGTTAAGAAAATAAAACACCGCAGCCGTAAAGAGCTCCGTATTGAAGCGTTATTGCCTTCGATTGAGAACGGAACGATCCAGTTTGATCGGAAGCATGCACTATTGCTCGAACAATTCGAACAGTACGGCACAGGAGCTCACGACGACGTTATCGATGCGTTAGAAATGGCTGTTTCTGCTGCGTCTAAATCGCGGAGACGCAAAGGCGGTAACGTCGGTAATTACCGTTACTAAACGAAAGGAGGCGTTTTAAATCGTAATTGTTGATCGGAATTTTATTAACCCGTTTCAATTTGTGATACCTATCGAAGAAGCAATCGGTTCACGCGAATTCCAACGTATTTGCGACGAAATTAAGCTTTATCGGCGCTATGAAGGCAGCTTAAACGTCTGGTCCGACTATATTAAGCCGGACAATATCGCATATGAGCCGACTACACTTTCGATGAATTATCCGCGTAAGTTAATCGATACGATGGCGGCTTGGCAATTCGAGAAAGAGCCGAAAGTATCAGTACCGCCCGATGTAATCGACGATCCAGCGCAAATGATGCAGCCGGGATATGAACCGAGTGCGGAACAGCAAGCGGAAAATAGTCGAGCAAAGGCGAAAGAGCGGCTACTGAAGTGGGTTTGGGATGATAACCGGATGCACGAAAAGCTTCTCGCGGCGGCTAAAGATCGCGCTATCAGCCGTACGGGCGTGTATGCGAGACTCCACTACGACACCCGACGCGGCGAAATTAAAATTCTGTGGCACCCTTCGACGGAAGTCATCGCAGTCCATAACGAATGGGACACAGACCAATTAGATGCCGTTCATTTTGTAGCGTGGCTTGACGAAGAGCAGACGCGCCTTTGGAAGCTTTCGTATTATCTCGTATGGAAAGGCGACGAAGAGACTGGCGCCTATGACTGCGAGATTGAGGAATCCGTTTACGATGACGGCCTGTCTTTGCGCAATCAGCGAGTCGAAAGAAAATCGATGGGGCTTGATTTTATCCCGGTTGTTCATATCCCGACGGACAAACTTACCGGACATAGCGAAGGTTACAGCGAGATCGAGAAACTGATCGACACGGCCGACGAAATAGACCGCAAAATATCGGACTACTCCGATGCGCTCCGGTTTGAGATGTTCGCGATTACGTTGCTAACTGACGTAGACTACGATCCTAAAAAGCCGTTTCAAGTCTCGCCTAGCGCTATTTGGGATCTAGGTGAGTCGGGTCAAGACGGAGGAACGCCGGATGCGAAGAAGCTTGAAAGCGGCTTTAAGTTTAAAGAGGCGATTGAAGCGTACCTTGACCGGATACAGAAACGCCTTCACGAAATCAGCGAGGTTCCGATGGTCAATACGGCTGACATGAATACCGGCGGTATTAACGACATGGCGCTAAAGCTACTATACGGCTCCATCATTTCGAAAACGCAGCGGGCTTGGATCGTTTGGCAGTCCCGTTTACAAACGTTGAACGAATACATCTTGCGTTATATGAAAGCGCGCCAAGAACATCCGCGATTCAAATACGACAGTAAGCTTCTAGCGCAAGTCGATGAGTATTACGATAACAAAATTATCTTCGGACTTCCTTTACCGGAGGATCAGGCGGCGCTAATTACGCAGCTAGGCGAAGAAATTTCAAACGAAATGGAATCTGTGAAGGGAGCGATCGCTCGAAGCGGTAAAGAAAATCCGGAAGCCAAATTTATGGAGATTTTACAGGAGCGTAATCTTAAAATGCAGTCGCAAGACCCTTACGGTAAGCCTAAAAAGGGCGGGCCACCGGAAGATGGAATAGAAGACGAAGATACTAACGCATAACAACGCTTGACCTACGATATGTCGTTAAACTATCGGTTGTTGTTTTGCGTAATTCATAGCCGACGGGCTTTAAACGGAGGTATACGAATGGATATACAACGAAAGCTGTCGCGTTTAAATCTACAATTTTTCTCGGAACAGGAACCGGAAGAGACAAACGCTCAAACTACGGCTGGGGAGCCGGAACCAACACCGACTGAGCAAACACAACAACCGGAAAAGACGTTCACGCAGGAGGAACTTGACGAGATTTTAAATAAACGTCTTGAACGCGAGAAAAAGAAGCAGGCGGAAGTAGAAGAGCAGCTTAAACGATTAAAAGCGTATGAGGAAGCGGAAGAAGAGCGCAAAAAGGCGGAAATGTCCGAAGCTGAACGATTAAGAGTCGAAAAAGAAGAAGCGGCCAAGAAAGCGGAAGAGGCTACGGAAGCCGCTAAAAAAGCTCAAGAAGCGGCTAATCAACGCATTATTAACACGGAGCTTCGCGCTATCGCTCGTTCACTTAACGCAAACGATCCGAATCAAGTTCTCGCGCTACTCGATAAGTCAGCGGTACAGATTGACGAAGAAGGTAACGTCGTTGGGGCCGAAGAAGCTGTCGCGGAATTTAAAGCGTCAAGTCCGTGGATGTTTAAACCGCCGATCGGAGCCGACGCAGCGGGCGGAAGCAATCCGGCGACTAACAATACTCAAACAGAGATTGTCGCGAAAGAAAAAGAACTCGAAGAGGCCAAACAAAAAGCTCTTAAGGATAGCCGGTACTCCGGAACAGTGACCAAGGTATTCAATGAGCTTTTAAGTTTAAAAAACAAACGGTAATTCAGTCGCCTTCCTGGCGGCTTTTTTAATTACAAAAACAATTAGGGGGATTAACACATGGTAGCAACTAGCTATGATTTCCAGCAACAGGTTCGCCAAATGCAAGCGAACGTAGATTTAATTCTAACGAAGGCACCAGTTCTTTTCGGTCTCATCGGCACAGGGGAAGGACTCACGCAAACTAAATTCGAATGGCAGAACGATTATTTGAACAGTGACACCGGCGTCGCTAAAGCAGCGGCCGCAGCGGACGCAACTGAAATCGAGTTAGCCGAAGGAGACGCACGTAAATTTACTGAAAATGCGCTCGTGCAAAACGGTCTTGAAGTGCTGCGCGTAACAGCAGTCGATGAAGCTGCAGACAAAATCACGGTTCAACGTGGATATGATGCGACTACTCCAGAAGCAGTTGAATCTAACGGAGAATTGAAGGTGATTTCTCGTCCGCGTCCGGAAGGGGAGGACGTATTTAGAAAGAACGAGATTAATGATCGTATTGTGTCGTTCAACTACTCGCAAATTTTCTCTCGTTATGCTTCCGTGTCTCGTACACAGCAACAGGTTAATACGTATGGTGTTTCTGATGAACTCGATTATCAGGTTAACCTTCGTCTTCAAGAGATGGTCCGGGAGATGAACAACTCCCTTATTTATGGTCGAAAATACCAAGGGTCAGCGGCTCAGCCTCGCTCTACTGGCGGATTATTCGCTTTTGCCCAAGAGCAAGGAGCAAAAAATCAAGACTTCGGTGGAAAAGAGATTACGGCAAAAGGCTTAAACGACGCCATCGAAGAGACTTTCAAGCGCGGCGGGCGAGTTAATACAATTCTTTGTGCTCCAAACACCTCCCGTCAGATTACAAAGCTTGCCGGTGACACTATTCGTACTACTCGCGGAGAGGGCCAAGTCGGTTATCAAATCATGTCATTCATGAGCGATCTGCCTGGTGGCGCAGTTTCTCAAGTTGTTGTTGACCAAAACATGCCGAAGGACCGCGCTGTTTTACTTGATCTCGATAACATCAAAGCTCGTTATCTAACTCCTGTGTACGACCAAGATGCGACACCAAACGGCGCAGATTATTTCTCTCGTGTAATCCGTGGCGAACTCGGCTTCGAAATCAAGAACGCGAAAGAATCAGTTGCAATTCTTTCTGGCATCTCAAAATCTGTTTCCTAATACGACGGGGCCTCTTAGGGCCCCTATTATAATTCGAAAGGAGTGAGGCCGTAAATGGCTTTAAGTAAAGAGGATGTTCAACGACTTAACATGTCGATGCCAGTTGCGAATGACATTAAGCTCGGCGACCTACTAGCGAACTTAGAATCGAGCTCAGGCGCAGAAGTATCGGTTAAATGGGCGGATGTCACAGGAAAACCGTCGTCTTTCCCGCCGTCAGCACATACGCACAAAATCGCTGATGTCACGAATTTACAGACTACACTGGACGGTAAATTGACTGCGTCAAAGGCGGCAGCCCAAGCGAACAGCACAGCGACAGACATTGCCGGTCTTGTAACGGACTTCAATGCATTGCTTGCTAAATTAAAAGCGGCTGGGCTGATGGCGTAATGGCAGAATACAAGACGCTACCAAATTACGAATTTATGAGAGACGGTTTACATCTCGTTTTTAACGGATACGGCATGTACAAAACGAATGTTGAGAAGGAAATCAAAGCGCTTGATGCGGCGTCACCGTTTATTCAGCGTATAGATGATCCGGCGCCTAAGCCTAAAGCTACTAAAGCGAAAAAATAACGGAGGTGAGTCATGTGGCGGTATCAAGTCGACTAGCAACGCGATTAAGTAGAGTGGAAGGCGTCACAGCGGACGATATTGCCGCATGGATCGCCGAAGCCGAAGCTGAATCTGGTCTAACTGCGGAAGAAAACGAAAATGCAGTCCTATTTTTAGCGCTGGCTATCGCATATGAAACTATCGCGAGTGATGCGGCAAGGTTCTTCAGTTTCCAAGACGGAGAAGAATCGGTAGACAAAACGAACATTTTCGCTAATTATACGCAACTCGGAAAAGACGCCCGAAAAGATTATCGTAAAGCTTATCGGAGAAGCGGCAGCCAGATGCATCCGAAACGAGCTGATGATCGATGAGCAGCCAAGCGGAATTAGATCGCCAGCTTAAAAAGGCTTCGATGCAGTATCGTAAGCTAAACGCGAATCAGCAGGAGTACGCGATAAAGGAGATCGGACGAATCCGCCTTGAGGTCGTTGATTTACTTACGGAGTACAGCGACAGCGACGGAAAAATTAAAAAGCAGCGCTTGAACAAACTACTTCGCGAGTTAGATACGATCGAAAAGCTCGTCAAAACTACCGGTATGAACGCCTTCGAGAAAATATTCGATGATACAGCCTCGACAACTTCGGACGCAATAAAAACAGCGTTTGTGGAGTCGGTAGGCGCCGCAGCTATATCCGGAGTTGCTTTCGATAAGATCAACAAAAATGTTGTTCGTTACATTGTAAATCGAGTAGGTGACGATGGTTTAGTATTATCCGACCGCGTATGGCGTTTTGCAGGTGACCAGCGCGATGAGCTCTCGAAAGCTATTCGAACGGGAATTATAACGGGCCAGTCCGTCAGTGAGATTAGCGCTAATGTACGTAAAGTATACGAAAACGACGCATGGAAAATCAGGCGTCTGGTTGTAACGGAAGGGAATACGGCGCATAGAGTTGCGGCGTCTTACACTGGGCAACAAAGTCGAGTCGTTAAAGCAATGCGTGTTCATCGCGGTAAGGCTAATCGACCGGATCACCGATGCACACAGCTTGAACTCGATGATCGTTACGGAATGGGCGCCGGACTGTACAAACCGGATGATCCGGAAATCTATATGATGCACATAAATTGTACCGGCTATTTAACGTATGAGTTATACGACAAATACAAATAGGAGGTGGCTGCGTGATAACACCGGAAGATGTCGCGTTTATGAAGCATGCGCGAAAAGAAGTCATTCAAGGACGTACTCATGACGTTGTTTTATTTTACGAAGGAGAAGTCGTAAGAGATCCGATAACAAACGAGCCCTTGCCGCAGGCAGAACCGCCAAAACGGATTGTTCCCTCCGTAGTCACCGAAATAAGTTCGCAGGTTAAGTTCGATAAGTATCTAGCGGACGGAATCGAAATTCAATCCGGCGATATTTGGTTCTCGATTGCTATCGAACTGATCGAAGATATTTACGAGTCTCTTAAAAGCGTAATCTATGACGGAAAGACCTACGAGATATTATCCGTAGATAAAAAAGGAATCGGAGCAAGAAACCGCGCTGAGATTGTTGGGAGGCTGAGGAGATGAGTCGATCCCAGGTACGTATTTCAGTCGAAGGTCTTAATCGAGTATTGCGTGGTCTTGACGCAACGCAATTCGTACAAGAAGCAGACGAAGTAACCGAGGCTCAAACGCTATTGATGGCGAACGAATCCGCTGAGCGGGCTCCTGTGAAGACGGGGAAACTTCGAAACAGCATTGTAGCCAGTCCGGAAAAAGTCGCGCCTGCGCTGTGGGAATATGGATCGGACGTAGATTATGCAAAGATTCAAGAGTATACGCACAAAACTCAAAGCGGATTTATTCGGGATGTCGTATGGAGTAACGAACGTGTTTTTCGCGGGAAAATACTTCGTTTGGTACGAGGTTTAGGCCGATGAGACAAATCGATGTTCAATATTCGATTATACAACATCTCGCCAAGAAAACCGGATTTGAGGTCGTATGGATCTATGACGGCGTTGTATTACCGGAAACCAAGCCTTTTATTACGGTCCAGCAGAGGCAGAATACTCCGACCGTGGTTTCGAAACAACGAGAATCTGTGCGAATGGTTTACCGGTTTCAAATCGGACTTCACACAAACACCGCAACAGAACGAGCAACCGTACAGGAGCAGCTTAATCGGACATTTTTATTCGATAAAATATCGCTTATTAACGCAAATGAACCGAGCCAAACGCTCGGTCTTTTTTATGTCAATTTAACGGCGGTGGTTCCGTTGCCTGCGGAAGAACTGGCAGATAAGACGAATTATCATCGTGTTTATTTTGACATCGAGATAGATACGACATTGAACGCATAACAAGAGGGGGATTTAATTTGGCGGTAGAATATCGCGGAGAAGAGATTTTATACGCAGCGGTAATCGAAACAGATGCGGGCGAAAAGATGATCCGTCCGTTTAACCAAACGAGCGGAACAACTAGTATCGAAGCTGACTCGATCGACTTGGATACGAAAGATAAAACCGGCAGTGACTACGGAAAGGTAACGCAATCCGTCTCGCTTGAGGGCGTTATTACAGAGGGAGATCCGTTTATTAAGGCGATGAAAAAGAAAATCAGAAGGAAAGAGTTCGTCAAAATTTACGAAATCGATACTCGGACTAAAGAGGCGGAAAGCGGTATGTATATGATTTCTTCGTTCGAGCGCGAATTCGGGAACGGAGATTTCGCAACGTATTCACTCGAAGGATCATTGAACGGAGACGTTACCGAGGAAACTCTAACGGAAATTCCGGCAGGTGCTCCGTCATCATCGGCGCCAGCTAAAGGAGATACAGACACAGAAACGATTACACCTTAAGGCATCGCTTAATCGCGGTGTCTTTTTTACTTAATGAATAAAAACGAGAAGGAGACGATTATATGGCACGTTTTGAAATCGAAGGAGAAGAGTACGAATTAAAGCTAACGTTTAAGAGCGTCAAACATCTTGACGGTTTATACCAAGGAGGCTCATTCGAATTAATCGGTAAAGCACTTGTCGGGGATTTAGAGACGTTTGTACACATTGTACATGCGGGTCTTTTTCACACCGAAAAGAATATTTCGATTTCCAAGGTTCGGTCAGCTATCGAAGAAGGAGTCGAGAAAGAAGTACTTGATATGGATACGATTCTTAAGATCACGAACGAGGTTGTATCGAACAGTTTTTTCTACAAGAAAACAGCGGAAAAGCTTCTGAAGAAAGATCCGAAAGCGGCAGAAATGCTGGCGGGGATTTTGGAATAGATCAAGTACTTGGCGAGGCCTGGCGGTATTTATCATTAAAGCCTGACGAAGTCTACGCTCTAACACCTCGGGAGTACCACATCTTAGTCCAAGCGCAACAAGACAAGAAGTTCGATCAATACGACGACTTGGCGTCACTCGCGATGATGATCGGAAAGGTCCGTTCAGCTAAGAAAAGCATCAAGCAATCGGAATTATTCACGCGTCCCAAAACAGCAGAGGATGAGGTCGATATTCCGCAGGAAGTTATTGCAAAGCAACATCAGGCCTCCGAATGGCTGTCGCAATTTGACATCAAATAAGAAAGGAGGGGCTACATGGCGGATCAATCGATTATCGTCCGGATTGGCGCCGATATTTCTAACCTAACTACGGAATTGCAACGATCGCAAAACGCACTGAGAGACTTCGGATCGCGACTTCAAAGCATGGGCCAATCTATAGCTCTTGGTTTTGGCGCGATCTCCGCGGGTGTTGGGGCCGGTCTTGGGTCGGCAGTAAACAAAGCGATGGATTTCGAGCAACAAATGTCCAACGTCAAGGCGGTATCTGGAGCAACGGGCGACCAGATGGAGAAATTGACAGACTTAGCAGTTGATATGGGAGCTAAAACGAAATTCAGCTCGTTAGAGGCGGGCCAAGGTATCGAGGAGCTAATTAAGGCCGGAGTTTCGCTTGAGGATATAATGGGCGGCGGATTGGCTGGAGCTCTCGATCTAGCGGTTGCGGGCGAACTCGATCTCGGAGAAGCTGCGGAAATTGCATCGACAGCGCTAAACGCGTTCAAAAAAGACGGCCTTTCAGTTACGCAGGCGGCTAATATGCTTGCGGGTGCAGCAAACGCATCGGCAACGGATGTTCACGAATTAAAGTACGGACTGTCTATGGTATCGGCGGTTGCTTCAGGCGTCGGGTTATCGTTCAAGGATACGTCTACAGCGTTGGCAATCTTTGCGCAAAACGGGCTCAAAGGCTCGGATGCTGGTACGTCGCTTAAAACTATGCTTTTGAATTTAACGCCAAGTTCTAAGGAAGCATACGGAACGATGGAAGACCTTGGTTTAATCACGAAAGAAGGGGCCAATCTCTTTTACGATGCCAAAGGTAACGTTAAATCTTTCGCTGATATGTCGCAAGTTCTACAAGACAAATTAAAAGGTTTGACAGCACAACAACAGCAGGCGGCGTTAAAAACTATGTTCGGTACCGATGCTATTCGAGCTGCAAATATTATGATGAAAGAAGGCGCTAAAGGCGCTAATTCTATGTGGAAAGAAATGTCCAAAGTAACAGCCGCAGAGGTTGCCGCGGAGAAAATGAACAATCTTAAAGGGCAAATAGAAGAATTAAGCGGTGCTGTGGAAACTGCGCAGATATCGGTAGGTAACGCGTTACTTCCAGCACTTTCTAAACTGGTAAGTGTTGCGCAGTTTCTAGTGGACGGCTTTAATAAACTATCCCCAGGGATGCAAAAGTTTATAGCGTACGCTGGTTCGGCTGCCGCTGTTGTTACAGGTTTAGTCGCAGTTTTTGGAGCAATTTTAATCTTCGTAGGTTCGGTCGTTTCCGCAGTAGGAACCCTTACCACAGCGTTCGGCGGAGTGGCGGCAGCATTAGGCGTTACGAGTTCGGTACTGCTGCTAATTATCGCTCATATCGGATTGGCAGTGGGAGCAATCGTCGCAGCAGTCGCAGCCATCGCGCTATTAATCAAGAACAACGAAGCCGTCCGTACTAAGCTCGAATCCTTGGCGGACACAATCGGCGCAAAGCTCGCTCCGGCCCTTGCGACACTGAAGACGTTATTTAGCGGATTAGCAAAGGTTCTGACGGGTGACTTCGCAAGTGGCGCCGATAAGTTGCGTCAAATTCTGCCGGATTCAGTCGTCCAGTTAATTATCGCAGGAGCTACGGCTGTACGGAACGCGATTACGAATTTGATAAGAGCCGTCAATAAAGCGTTTCAAGGCGATTTCAGTTCGATTACGAAATATATTCCGACGATTATCGGCATGTTGGTCGGAGGACTTCCCGGCCTGATTATCGCAGGAACGCGCTTCTTGCCGGCAATCGAGAAAGGTATCCAGACGTACTTGCCGACGTTCCTAAACGGGTTTGTTAATCTCGTAACTTCTGTCGTAAACGCGATCACTGCGAATCTACCTATGCTTGCGCAGGCCGGCGTTCAGATCATAACGGGCCTTCTAACCGGATTTACGCAAGCGCTACCGAATATTCTATCGGCAATTACGCAAGTCATAACGACGCTAATCCAGTCGATCACAACGCTTTTGCCGACGATTCTTGGCGCAGGTATTTTAATCATCACATCGCTGATCCAAGGGATTGTTTCGGCACTTCCGGCAATCATTACGGCGGCAACGCAATTATTAACGATGTTGATTAATACGATTGTTACGTTATTGCCGATGATTATTGAGGCTGGCATCCAGATTCTTAACGCGCTGATTAACGGAATCATTCAGGTCCTTCCGCAACTAATCGAAGCGGCGCTTCAGCTTATCATGGCGCTAATTGATGCGCTTGTGACCAATCTACCGTTAATACTCGAGGCGGGCATTCAGATTTTAACGGCTTTGGTCGACGGAATTATTACGATGCTTCCTCAGCTTATCGAAATGGCGCTATTCTTAATCGTCAGTTTGGCCCAGGCGCTGATCAATAATTTACCGAAAATCATTGACGCGGGCGTCCGTTTAATCATTGCACTAGTTAACGGTTTGATCCAGGCGCTTCCGCAATTAGTTTCGGCCGCAATTACGTTACTTTCGCGATTAGTCGATACGATCATCAGATTTATGCCACAACTAATCGATCTCGGAATCAAGCTATTAGTCGCGCTAATTAACGGCTTGATCCAGGCCGTGCCAAAGCTCTTGCAAATGGGCGTAAAAATTGTGACGGATTTGGCAGGCGCGATCGGTGATAACGTGAGTAAAGTGTTTGACGCCGGAGTCGATTTGATTAAGGGTTTATGGAACGGAATCAACTCCGTAAGGGACTGGATTCTCGGGAAAATCGGCGACTTTGCCGGCAGCATCACGGATGGCATTAAAGGATTCTTCGGCATCCACTCGCCTTCTCGCGTATTCCGGGACGAAGTCGGTAAGTTCTTGCCGTTAGGTTTGGCGGTCGGTATCGAACGGAATATCGGAGCGGTTAGGTCAGCGGCAGACGCGATGGCAAACGCGGCCATGATCGACGCACAGGATTACGCGTACAATCCGTCAATGGCGCTGACCGGCGGTAAGATGGCGAAGGTCAAGCACGCATTCGAAGCTACAGTTGCTGAGCCGAACGTCGGGCAGCCGATGCACATCGAGCTTGTAACCGTTATGGATAGCGAAGAGATCGGGCGACGTACAGAGCGCGTTGTAAGTGCGGAGCAAGGGCGGAAAATTTCGATTAAAAATCTGATGCAGGGGTGATGGAGCGGTTGTTAAATCTGACAATAACGAAATTAAATGGCATTACTTACGATCTGGAATCGTTGGGGATAACGCTTAAAGAATTTAAACCGAGATCTCCATCGCCTATTCACTCATCGGAAAGCATAGAGGGCGCACAAGGCGAGGTAGATTTAGGAACGGTTTATGGCCCGCGCATCATCGACTGTTCCTTTTATATGAAAGCAGCAGATCTAACCGATTACCACCTTATGCGAGATGAGGTTTTCGCTTTATTCGATTCGCGGCAGGCTTTTTATATTACTGACGGTTATAATCCAGGAAAGCGGTGGCTTGTGAAAACGAATCAAGAGTACTCTATCGATCAGAACCGGATATACGGTTTTTTTGATATCTCATTCAAGTCATTTAAGCCGTTTTCTGAATCGGTAGGAACTACGTTAAGCCCGTTTGCTTTCGATTCCGATCTATGGCAAATAGGCGAAGGGTTGACCGATGAAGATTACAAGTATTCGTTCAAAACTAATACTTTCCGAATCTTTAACGCAGGTACTGAAGAAATAGATCCGAGGGAGTTGCCGTTGATTATTACGTATAAAGGGGCTTCTAACAAGCTGACGATCACAAATAAAACGATGGGAGACGTATTTACGTACAACGGGGCAACTAGCACATCGGATGTTCTGTCGCTCAATAGAGTTCAGGTTAAAAAGAACAACGTAAGTGTCTTCGGGCAGACGAATCGAAGAGTGATTCGACTAGCTCCCGGATGGAACAATTTTAAGATGACGGGAACAAGCGGAAGCTTCGAAATAAAATTCGACTTCCGTTTTTATTATTTATAAGGGAGGTCCGAAATGAGTAGCGCCAGCTTTATTAAGGAAATCGCCCCGGATGCGCAAAAGATTTTCGTTAAATATAAAGTGCTTGCGAGCCTCATCATTGCGCAAGGCTGTCTTGAGAGTGCCTACGGAACTAGTGGCCTCGCGGTAAACGGAAAAAACCTTTTCGGTGTTAAGGGCGAATATAACGGTCAGTACGTAATTATGAAGACGTGGGAAGTAATCGACGGAAGAAGCGTGCAAGTAGACGCAAAGTTTCGTAAGTACCCTTCGTGGTATGAATCAATGCAGGACCTCGCCAAGCTTTACGTTAACGGAACGAGTTGGGACCCGAACCATTACAAAGCTGTCGTAGGCGAAACTGATTACAAAAAAGCCACGGCTGCACTAGTGAAAGCCGGATACGCAACCGACCCATCATACGCGACTAAGTTAAACAGCATTATATCAACGTATAAATTAACGCAATATGATACGTCATCTAGCGACACTAAACCGGAAACCCCAGAAACGCCAGCACCGATACCGTATGAAGACGAAGTAAGTACGGATCTATTCGTGCACTCTCTTACGGGATCGGTTGAATTGCTCGCCGGATTTAGCGTAACTCGAAATAGTGGCATAAACAACGAAAAAACGATAAGCGTTTCAGGGGTAAGGACTGTCGTAAACGAACATGCGGTTGCTTTAATTAAGAACGATAACATATTCGAATACAAGTCGGAATTTTACGTTATAAAGAAGCTTAATACTAAGCCTATCGGTGAATCTATTAAAATCGAAGCTACTGCGGTTCACAAAATGTTTATAGATTTGCGCGATAACTATGTTTACGATACACAAAAAGGCGAAAAGGCATATCGCCCAGAAGCCGCGTTAGAGATCGCGCTGTCCGGCACACCTTACGCATATAGCGTTGATACGACCGGACTCCCAACATCGGTAACTATCGAGAATTTCGGCGATGCTAATTCGCTTTCGCTCCTGGAAGATATCGTTAAGAAATTCGGAGCTGAATTCGAATGTGTACAAAACGTTATATTTGTAGCGAAAGAAATCGCCCGCGTTACTGATAATCAGATCCGGTATAAATTTAACGTTCAAGATCCGCAACAGGAAATCGATACGAGCGACATAAAAACCTATATCCGGGGTTTCGGTAAGGGAATAGAAGCGGAGTATACGAGTCCACTAGCGTCGGTGCTCGGTATACGGCATGCTGATCCCGTTCGAGATGATCGTTACACTATAAAAGCGGATCTACTCGAGCGAATAAAAAACGAATTATACGATCGCATCGATATCTCGATTACTTTAACTTACGTCGAGCTTCTCGAAATGGGTATTCAGGACATTCGCAAAGGTGACTACGTTTGGTGTATTCTCGATCCTTTCGGGATAGATGTTCAGCTTCGCGTGACCGAAAAAGAGGATTATTCGGACCCGAGTAAGTCTCCGAAATATACACTCGGTACGCTTACGAAAAGCTCAACCGACATCGTTTCCGAATTTAACCGTACTAAGAAGGTGATCGGAAAGGTTATCGATGGGACCACCGGAAAGATAAAAAGCAGCGCTGTTACTATCGGTCAGTATACGCAATTTGAGACTGGATATGATCCGTCTCAGATACCGCGGTATTCGCTTGCGAGCACAACAACTGACGGATTAATGAGTTCGGCAGACTTTACGAAATTAGCCAGCATAGTTTTAGGACCAGACGGCCAAGTGTCTATTGTGTTGGCTTCTGAAACAAATAACGGCCTTATGAGCGCAGCGGACTTTACAAAATTAAAGCACATAAAGGTTGGTACCGAAACCGTTGATATCTCTACTTTACCGCAACAACTGGAATCTATAAACCAGCGGCTAACAGCACTAGAAAATAAATAACGAGGAGGAATAAAATGCCGAAATTTCCGTACAGAAAGGCCGGGGCAGCGTGGGACCGTGTTTTTCGTAACGACCACAACCAGAACCTCGATGACATTGCGGACGATATTAAAGGGTCATATGCGGAACTGGCCGCACATAAGAACGCTAAAACCGCCCACACGTCGGATCAGATCGACCATGGCGGTTTTTCTTTGCGCACATATATCGACGGCCTGTATAACCGCATCAGAAATCTGATCCTTAACGCGGACGGTACAAACGTAAAAGAGGTCGTTGACGCTCGTGTGGATGCGGAAGGGAACATCGCGCCTTTATTGAAGGAGCGGCTTGACAAAGAGTATAACAAGCTTTTACGCAAAATTGAGCGCGATGTAAACGTTGACGACTACGGAGCCGATCCGACAGGCGTTAACGATAGTACAGAAGCGTTTAAAAAGGCGATCGGGAACGGTAAGGTGCGGCTAAATCTATCGGCAGGCACGTATATCGTTAAAGGCATCAAGTTGCCGTCATGGACGTATTTGATCGGTCAAGGTATGGGCGTTACTACGTTGAAGCTACACGAAGATACGCCGGCGAGCGAATGGGTCATCATTAACGCGGACCCGGCATCCGGCAACCGGAATATCGTAGTCCAAGGAATGTCACTCGACTGGAATCCGGATCGTCAAGGCGGCGTTAGTTCAACTGGCGGAATCCATTCGAGCTGTTTAACTTTCGCGCAAGTGAAGTTCGGTATCATCCGGGAGGTCGAAGGCATTAATCCGGGGCTCCACTGTTTCGACATATCGGCCCCAACCTACGATATTACAGCGAAGGATTACACCGCAACAGGAAGTAAGTACGTCTGGATCGATCGCTGCGTCGGCTATGGTTACGGTGATGACGGGATCACTACGCACTACAGCGAATATATCTTCATCACCAATAACGTAATGACAAATCCGCGCGGCACAGCCCATCGTAAGGGCGGAGCTAATTCGAACGGTATCGAGGTCGATGACGGATCTAAACACGTATGGCTTCTTGATAACTATACCGAAGGAAATGTCCGCGGCGTAGAGGTGAAGGCACATACGGAGTGGCCGGCGCCGTGTAATGTCCACATTCGCGGACACGAATCTTTTCGGGACGTGCGTTCATTCGACTTGCGGCATATCGGACACCATTTAGCGACTGATCCGTGGAGTGAGACGGCAAGGGACGTAACATTGATCGACTGTACTTCGCGAGAGCCTATATACAATTCGCTTTATGAAGGGCTGGAACCGAAAGCGTTAGTAGTCTCGGCGTACCAACGCGTTAAGATAATCGGTTTTACTGCGATCGGTGATCCTACGTATGACTACAAAGGAAAATCGATGATCGCCTTTCAATATAAGAGCCGGAAGATAACTGTAACTGGTCTGCAAATTTCCGGTTTTAGAAAGGCCGGCTATGATGTCAACATTACCGGAGGCGATCAGCGCACAGACGACGTCCTCATTTCTGATTTCGTTATCCATGATTCAGCGCAAAATGGTATCGGAATCGGGGGCGGTGTCTATAACGTAAACTTGGAAAATGGGATTCTTCACGTATCTAGCGGTACGGCCGGCATTACATCGCCGAATACGCAAACAAATATCTTAATGGTCCGGGCGTATGGTTACGAAAGTGCGGCAGTACTCGGGGGCCAGAAACATTCGGTCGTCCCTAACAACGTGAAAGGTGGGTTCCGTGCTGCTTCTACATCAGGTCACGTTTTAGACAAAACAAGCGCAGTCATTGCGACCACGGGCGGATGTACAACGAAAGGACCTAGAAACGTCGTTTTAGGCGCCAGTGGCGGCTCATCCACAACAGCTTCGCGTCAAGCGGTTATAGCGTCAAACAATTCACATACAAAAGGCGACGGGCCGTCGAGGGTCGTGCTCGCTGCTAACGGGGTTATCAACGATAACGGATATAGCGTCAGAGGGGGCTACGGAAGCGGCAGCGCCTCGACCGGAAATACGAAATGGGAACTCGATTCAACTGGCGGACATATTCGTGGTACAGGGCGGGTAGAAAGCGTCTCAGATTTCAAAGACTTCGCGGAGTATTTCGAATCTGCTGACGGTAAGAAGATTGATTCTAGTTATCTCGTTGCGCTAGAAGGCGAAAAGATTCGAAAAGCAGGCGAAGGAGATAAGATACTCGGAGTTGTTTCGGAAACGGCCGGCTTGGTGCTCGGAGGCGCGGCGTTCTATTGGAACGATCAGTTCGAAAGAAACGAATTCGGCGGCTTGGTTTACGAAACGGTCATCGATGGCGGCGAAGAGTTAAGCGTTCCAAAATTAAACCCCGACTATGATCCGACTCTCGAATATGTGCCGCGTGACTCTCGTGACGAATGGCATGTCATCGGCCTGATCGGCCAAGTCTTTGTCAGGATTGACGAAACAGTGTCCGTAGGGGATAGCGTATCAGCAATTGGCGGCATCGCGACTAAAGCAGAAAGCGACGGCTATGGGACCGTTATGAAAATCAAATCTCCGTATGACGCGGAAAAAGGCTACGGTGTAGCGCAAATGATCGTTACGCCACAGCACTAAGGAGGTTTTGTAGTGATATATAATAACGCGCCACTTGCGTTTGAAGTGACGAGCCGGACAAAAACGAATATTAAAACTGCAATACAGTTCAGCACGCAAGACATCGATACTGCACGTTTAATCTTCTCGCTAACAAAGGATGACGTCCCATTGCCGTTGTCTGCTGTTACGGGGAAGCTCGTCATGTTTATGGCGGATGGCAGCCGGTTCATAAGAAGCGTAGAGATCACGGATAAAGTCGAAGGGGTTGCGCAGTACGTTCTATCAGCCGAAGAGATCCGACACAGCGGCGATGTGCAGGCGGAACTTTATCTGTATTACGCGAATAAACAGGCGCTTTCCATCCATAAGTTTTCGTTCGCCATCGACAAGGCGCTGATTGATACGGATATCGTACCGTTGGCGGAATACTACGTTGATGACTTCGAAGCGTTGCGCCAACAAATCAACGACTTATACGACGAAGTGGTCGAAACAGTCGAAGAGCTGCGCAAGAAATTCGAAGACCTTGAAAATATTGAAACGAAAGAGGGAGCGCAAGCAAAAGCGGATGCTGCGGAAAAGAATGCGAAATCGTATACGGATACACATACGAAAAGAACAGACAATCCGCATGGCGTAACGAAATCGCAAATCGGTTTGGGAAACGTTGAGAATGTGAAGCAGGAGACGCCGGATGGTGCGCAGACAAAAGCCGACAAGGCCTTAACGGACAGCAAAGCGTACACGGACACACACGCAGGCCGGACTGATAATCCGCACTCAGTGACAAAGGATCAGATCGGACTTAGTAACGTCGAAAATGTTAGACAGGCCGACTACTATGCGTTTCGCCAACACGACAACAACGGAGAACGCCACACATCAAAAGTTGAGAAGGAAAAGTGGAATGGATCGCAGTTGTTTAAATTGACGCAGGATACTGGCGCGGCACAGTACATGACAGACATCGATTTTAATGCGGTTACAGATACCGGCTTCTATTATATGAGCGGCGCAACGACGGCATTAAACGCCCCGGTAAATAACAACGGCTATCTTATCGTTAATAACTACAGCACGTATGCTTATCAGGAATATACGTCCTATAGCAGCAGCGACTCAACGTCGTCAGGCCGACGAAAGTTTATGCGTAATAAGGTCGCGAGTTCGGATTCATGGACGTCGTGGCGCGAGCTTGAATCGGTAGAAGGGGCGCAATCAAAGGTGGATGCCCACGCCAACAGAACGGACATTCACGTCGTACAGGCGGATAAAGATAAGTGGAATAGTCCGTGGGTCGCGACGTGGAATAACGTTACTTTGATTAACGGCGCGCAACAAAACGCCAGCTATCCGTTCAAGTTTTCCGTTGCGAATAACGAAATTAAACTGCGTGGTACATTCGGGTCACTACCGGCTGCAGGTACTTCGGTTGCCAAATTCACTTATAAGCCGACGCAGACCGTGGACTTTGTCGTACCAACGATCGGATCTTACGGGACTGCGCGCTTTGCCTTTACGATTGACGGCGATTTGAGATTCGATGGTTTTTCAGCAACCGACTCGGCAAGTGTTACGCGTGTGTCCTTTAATATCGGTATCCCATTATGGTAAAGGAGGAAATCAGAATGCACGTTTTATACTACGACAAAAATTTCGACTATGCCGGCGAAGAAGATATCGATGTAGAAGTGCTGCCGCCAAACAGTACGGACGTATTGCCTGATCCGTCGATCATCTCGCCGCGATTCGATAAGAAGAATAACGTATGGGTCGAGGCGGCGACGGAGGAATACAAAGAGAGCATTAAGCCTGATCCGCCGGCTCCGAATGAAATCGAGAATCTTCAAAAGCAGATAGCGGATTTATATTATCTTATCGCGACAGGAGGCAACTAAATGACTTGGTATACCCGTATCAAAAATCTTTATGACGCCGGCCTCTGGACGAAAAAGCAAGTTCACGATACTGTCGGAGCTGGCCGGATAACGCCGGAAGAATACGAGAAAATCACCGGGGATGTTTACGATCTCAACGAGCCTCCTATCGAAGAACCTTCGGAAGAAACAGGCGGACAGGAGGCGTAGTTATTGAACGGCGGCGAATTAGACGTACTCAAATATTTTTTAACGCAAGGACCGTTCGCGGTCCTTTTTACGTGGCTGCTGATTTACGTAATGAAGTCGAACAGGGAGCGTGAATCGCGGCTACAGGACTTACTCGATAAATTTAGCGATAAGTACGACGTCATCATCGACAAGATCGATAGACTCGAAGAGAAATTCCGCGGAAGAGAATAACCGATTAAACGCAACACGCCCGTCAGGTGAGAGTCCCGGCGGGCTTTTTAAATTATGAAAAAGGAGACGATGAAACATGGTGAAAATCACAAAGGACTTTATTCCAGTAGGACACAATAACAGACCGGGATACGCAATGAATCCGGCATACATCACAGTTCACAACACGGCGAACACGGCGAGAGGGGCAAACGCAGCCATGCACGCCCGTTATGAGAAAAATCCGGAAACACCCACCAGCTGGCACTTTACGGTTGACGAAAAAGAGATATATCAACATCTGCCATTGAATGAAAACGGATGGCACGCGGGAGACGGAAACAGCGGAAACGGCAACCGGAAATCTATCGGTATTGAAATTTGTGAGAATAGCGATGGAGATTTTGGGAAAGCCGTGACGAATGCTCAATGGCTGATCAAAAAGCTCATGAAGGAACAGGGTATTTCCCTTGCAAATGTCGTTCCACATCAACACTGGTCCGGTAAGTATTGTCCGCGCAAGTTGCTTGATCGGTGGGACTCTTTTAAGGCCGGTATAAGCGGCGCGCCATCTTCACCAGCAAAAACCGAAACAAAGATCGGTGGATCGACATACACCGTTAAGAAAGGCGACACTTTGTCCGAAATTGCGGTGAAAACTGGCGTCAGTATGGCGAAGTTACAAGCATACAATGGCATTAAGAACGCGAATAAGATTACGGTCGGCCAAGTGTTAAAACTGACGGGGGCGGGCGGCTCTTCTAAACCGTCATCCAGCGGCAAGAAATACGTCTACCTTCCGGCGTCTGCCGCCTCATGGCGCATCTATCCTACGAATAAAGCGCCGGTCAAAGGGAACGAATGCGGATTATTGCGTCCTAAGAAATTCGGCGGCCTGAAGTACGAGGTTCTCGGTAATCCACAGACCGACGTGTATACGATCAAGACGGACCAGTTCGGAAAGGTAAATATCTATGCCGCGAAGTCCACAGGCGCAACAGTAAAGTAAACGAAAAGGGAGACGATAATTATGGAAGAAGTGTTAATTTTCGCGACTATTCTCGCGCCCATCCTAACGGCGCTCGTTCAGCTCGTTAAGAAAACGGTTAAGCTGCCGACGAATATTGTGCCGGCTCTCAGCTTCGTCATCGGTATCGGGTTGGGCGCGATTGCCTATCCGTTTACTGACCTCGACTTGGTGCTGCGTTTGTGGGCCGGCGGCTTTGCGGGTCTAGCAGCGACGGGTCTTTTCGAAATCGGAACAAAGCGAGAGGGAACTACGAAATAGAATAACGAAACCTTTTGCGGGCGCTTGCGTATGAATACGTAGGTGCTCGCGTACATAAAAACTCATTGCGGATAAGTTTGGCGGCGTAGTATAATTTTACTAACTCATATAAAGGACGGGTGAATTAACGTGGAATATAAAACGGTGACTGTGGCGAAGAAAAAGTTCGGATTCGGTAGGATTATCAGTTTGTGCGTTGGCTCATTTATTATGTTGATTTCGGCGCTTTTATGTCTCACAATTATCGGAATTCTTCCGGGTTTAGGACTCGCCTTCTTCAGTCTTCCGTTTTTCGCAATCGCGTTAGGAGGCGCACGGTATTCCTGCCCGAACTGCGGACACGATAAAAACTTCGTAACAAGTGGAAAGTTTAACGATAGCTGCCGCCGATGTAAACAGAATATAGCGGTCGACTGGGTAAAAAACGTCGGCTAACGAAAACAGCCCTGTCCTTAACCGGATGGGGCATTTTTTACGTTTATGATATCCGCAAACTTCACGAAATTAGTATCGCCTCGTACGTCCTTCACACGAAATTCCTTCCGTATGTGGTCCACGTAATGGACTGCGCCGATTACTTCGCGTATGTATCCGTCATCGTAAAGCTCGAATGACAAATCTGCGCCTACTTCCATCGATTGCGCGACCGTCACTTCCATATCCTCGATCTGCTGCGCGTCCAGTTGCGGCTTCTCTACTTTAAGCTTCGCCTCAGCCAATCGCTGAAAGCCTTCACGTAATTCCGGCAAGATAAAACTCGAAGCCCACAGTTTGTTATCGCTAGTCATGCCGAACACCTCCGGCTTTATTATATGCGAATATGTGTTCGGTTATCAATCGGAAATATTTAGTCGCGAATTTCGAATAGTTCGTTCATGTCCGTGATGCCTAATCCTTTAGCGACTTTGGCGACATGCTCACGATTTATTGTACTGCGTTGGTTTGCGCAAAGTTCAGAAATTACATTATTTCTTACGCCGACCTCTTCGGCAAATTTCATTTTCTTTATTCCACGTTTGTCCAAAATTTCCTCAAGCTTTATATAAAGGCGCAT